AGTGGGGGGGGGGCGTTTTTGGGGGGTCTGACCCTTGTGCCCCCGCGCCCGCCCTGCGTCTGGCTGGCGGCGCTGGCGGGCGTGGTGACGGGCCTGTGTTTCTACGGATACCCCGCGATGCTGATCTTCCTGCCCCTGTTCCTGATCGCCCTGGTGGCTGGCACGTGGCGGCAGTGGTGGGGGTTGCTTCGTGGCGAGAGAACTCTTACCGCAGGCGGGTCCGCTGCACCGGAAATGGGGGACACCACCCTATTTCCTGCTGGAAATAGGGTAGCGTCCCCCATTTCCCGCCGAGGGATCGTCGCCGTCCTCGCCTTCGCGATTACGGCGGCAGCCATCTTCGCGCCCCTCGCCTGGATGCACGCCTTCCACGGTGACGAGATACGCAAGAGGACCGTGGGCCAATGGGTCTGGGAGTTCGGCCGGCCGCCGGGGGAGGAGTACTCCCTGGGGACCAAGGTGGTGGCGGTCGCCGGCCGGTACCTCGACCATTTCGGCGCGGACTTCCTCTTCGTCAGCGGCGACCATTCCTCCATCGAGTCCCCGCCGGGCATGGGCATGTTCCACTGGTACATGCTGCCGCTCTTCCTGCTGGGGGCGGCCTGGTGCATCTGGAACTTCCGCACCTCGGCCGCGGCGCGGGTGGTGCTCGCGTGGGTGCTGCTCTACCCGGCGAGCGACAGCCTGGGATGGAGCTTCGGCGACAAGAACGAGCTCTGCCTGCACTCGCTGCGGAGTTCGCCGGGCATCTGCGGACTGGTGCTGCTGGCGGCGGCCGGCGGGGCCTGGGCGGGCGGCTGGCTGCTCCGTCGCAATCGCTCGAACTTCTGGGCGGCGGCGTGCGTTCTGGCGCTGACGGTTGCGGGCCTCAATGCCCGGTATTTGCCGACCTTCTTCGGCGAGTACAACCGCCGGCCCTACATCTACCGCAGGTACCACGAGGACCTCGCGGAGGCCTGTCGCTGGCTCAAACACCGCCTGGACCAGGATCCTAACGTGTACGACGCCGTCTTCTGCACCACGTTCGGGATGAAACAGCCTTACATCATCGCCCTGCACGAACTGGACTACGACCCCGCGCGATGGCAAGGGGACCCGAAAGTGATCGATACGGCCGGCATGTTCGACACCGTCCTCCAGTTCGGCAAGATGCACTTCCTGAACTACCAGATGACCAGCGCGGGGAAGATGAGCCCCGACCCGCGGGTGGGCCTGGGCGAGTTCCTCGAAGGCGCCAAAGGCAAGAAGGCGCTTTTCATCCTCCGCCGGTTTCCCGCCATCGACGGCATGTCGCGAGGGGATTTCGATGAGGAAGAGGTCCTCCGCAAGCACGTAGGGCTGGCCTCCTGGCACGTCATTGAGGAAATCCACCGCCCGGGCGATAACGAGGTCGTGCTCAAGCTCGTCGAGGCGACGCCGTAAGGATGTATCCGAATGACCTTTGTGGCATGCCCGCCCTCGGGCGTGCGAGGCCCGAAGAAGGCACAGCCGGGAGCGGCTGTGCCACGAAAAGCACGGTGTCCGCTAGGATTTCCGGACCGGCTTCTTCTCGCTCGATGCGCGCCATTGCCGCGCAGGCGGTACCGCCTTTTCGCGCGACGCGCGAGTACGTGACGGGGTCACGGGGAGGCCCAGGTCGGGGGCCCGCTTTCGGATATACCGGAAGTACTCCGCCCATGTGAGCCCGCGAGTCTCCTCCTCGACGGCCTGCTTCAGGGCCCAAACCTGCTCAAGCGTCGATAGGGGCTCATTCTTCATGCACCGCATCCATCCTATCCTCCATCCGCCGACGCCGCGGCCGGGCGGGAGGATGCGTATCGCCCATTGCCGTTGCCATTGCGGTACTTGTTGCCGTAGCCGTTGCCGCTGGTCGGGGCGGGCGGGCGCGGGGAGAGGACGATCCTGTCCTGGTCGCCCAGGAGTCTTTCGAGTTCCTCAATGAGCGCGCGGCTGGGCGTTACGTACCACTGGCGATCCGGGCGAATCGTCGCGCGGACATCCAGCCGGCTCGTCGGGCGGACCTGAATGTAGATCGGGCAGGCGCCCTTGTGGCGCGTGAGGATCTCCGAAAGCTGGTGGAGCGTCTCTTCCTGCGATCCGGGGGCGGCCACGCCCGGCAGGGCCGGGGCGGCCTGCACGCGTAGCAGCACCGAGCCGGTGAGCTTCTCCAGGGCGCTCTCCAGGGGCACCACCTCGCGGATGATGATGCTGGGCCGGTCGCGCTGGCGGTCCACCGTGCCGGTGAGGAACACCAGGGCCTGGTCCGCCAACTCGCCGACGAACTGCTCGTACGTCTCGGCGAAGGCGACGGCGGAGCTCTTGCCCGTGAGGTCCTCGATGGTGAGCATGGCCATCTGCTTGCCTGCCGAGCGGCCGTTCTTGGTGACGAGCAGGCGGACGCCGGCGATCATGCAGCCGACGGTGACGGTCGTGCCGTGGGGCACCTCGCCCAGGCCGGCCAGGTTCGTGCCCTTGGGGCTGGAGAGGCTGGTCAGCTCGCGCCCGAAGCGGACCAGCGGGTGCGAGGAGATGAAGAACCCCAGCGACTCCTTCTCGGCGGCGAGGAGCTTGGCCTCGCTCCAGGGCTCCACGTCGGGGAACTGGGGCTTGGGGGCCTCCGCGCCGACGGAGAGGCTCTCCAGCAGGTTCATCTGCCCGCTGCGGCGGGCGGCGGCGCTCGATTGCCCCAGTTCGATGGCGTGGTCGATGGCGGCCATCATCGCGCCGCGGTGCGCGCCGAGGGCGTCGAACGCCCCGCACTTGATGAGCGCCTCGAGCGTAGCGCGGTTGACCGCGCGAAGATCGACGTTCTGGCAGAAGTGGTAGAGGTCGGTGAAGCGCTTGGCGATCTTGCGGCCCTCGACGATGGCCTCCACCGCCCGCGCGCCCACGCCCTTCACGGCGGCGAGGCCGTAGTGAACCGTCTTGCCTTCGGTGGCAAAGTCGGCCACGCACGTGTTGATATCGGGCCGCGAGATATCCACACCCAGCCGCTGCGCCTCGGAGAGGTACTGCACCACCTTGTCGGTGTCGTCGCTCTCGAACGTCAGAACGGCCGCCAGGAACTCGGCGGGATAGTGCACTTTGAAGTATGCCGTCTGGTAGGCGATGATCGCGTAGCGGGTGGAGTGGCTCTTGTTGAAGCCGTACCCGGCGAAGCGGAGGATCTGCTCGAAGAGATCGGCGGCCTCCTGCTCGCCCAGGCCGTTCTCCTTGGCTCCGGCGAGGAAGGTGGGGCGCCCGGCGGCGATGTCCTTTTCCTTCTTCTTGCTGATGGCCTTGATGAGCCCGTACGCGCGGCCCAGGGGCATCTTGCCCAGCCGGTTGAGCACCTGCATGACCTGTTCCTGGTAGGCCATGATGCCGTACGTCTCGGCCAGCAGGTCGTCCACCATGGGGTGGACGGGCGGCACGGGCTCGGTGCCGTTCTTGCGGGCGCAGTAGGCGGGGATGAGTTCCATCGGCCCGGGGCGGTACATGGCGTTGGCGGCGATGAGGTCCTCGATCTGCGTGGGCTTCATCTGCACCAGGATGTTCTTCATGCCGCCGGATTCGAACTGGAAGACGCCCTCGGTCTGTCCCTGGCGGAAGAGTTCGTAGACGGCCGGGTCGTCCAGCGGCAGCGTCTCGGGGTCGATGTCCTCGCCCGTCCGTTCGCGGACGAGCAGCCTCGCCCGCTCCAGAATGGAGAGCGTGCTGAGGCCCAGGAAGTCCATCTTCATCAGGCCGACTTTGGGACAGGTGTTGCCGTCCCACTGGGTGATGGCGCCTTCGCTGTCGGCCTGGCGGCAGAGGGGGACGATGTTCTCGAGCGGCTCCTCCGAGACGATGACCCCGGCGGCATGGACGCCCGCGTGGCGGGCGAGGCCCTCGAGCTTCTTGCCGTACTCGATGAGCTGGCGGACGCGGTCGTCCTTTTCGCACAGCTCGCGGAGACGGGGCTCGACCTCCAGGGCGCTTTCGAGCGTGGTGCCGAGGGTATCGGGCACCAGCTTGGCGATGGCGTCCACTTCGCTCAGCGGCAGGTCCATCACGCGCCCCACGTCGCGGACCACCGCGCGGGCCTTCAGCGTCCCGAACGTGATGATCTGCGCCACGTGCCCGTACTTCTGGCGGACGTACTGGATCACGCGGTCGCGCCCGGTCTGGCACATGTCGATGTCCATGTCGGGCGCTTCGCTGCGGGCGGGATCGGTGAACCGCTCGAAGAGCAGGCCGTAGCGGATCGGGTCCACGTTGGTGATGCCCAGCGCGTAGCCCAGCAAGGTGCCGACGCCGCTGCCGCGCGGCCCAGCCGGGATGCCGTTGTCCCGCGCGTACTGCACGAAATCGTTGACGATGAGGAAGTACGAACTGTACCCCTTGCCCTCGATGACCTTCAGCTCGTTCTCCAGTCGGTCGCGGTAGTTCTCGGGCGCCGCGCCGGCGGGGAACCGCTTGGCCAGGCCGGCCGTCGCGAGGCGCCGCAATTCCTTCTCCGGCGGGCTGCCGTCGGGCACGTGGAACTGCGGCAGGTACTGGCGGGAGAGGTCGAGCTTGAGGTTGCACATCTCCGCAATGCGGAGCGTGGTGTCGGCCGCCCCGGGCATGGCCGCCAGAGCCGCCCGCATGGCGACGGCGTCCTTCAGGTACAGCTCGGGTGAGTACTGCATGCGGTCGGGGTTGGAGAGCGTCTTGCCCGTGGAGATGCACGTCAGCACGCCGTGCGCGGCCCGGTCGTCGGCGCGGAGGAAGTGAACGTCGTTGGTGCCCACCACGCCGACGCCCAACTCGCGGGCGATCTGCAAGAGGTGCGGGTTGGACTGGTCCTGCTCGGGAAGCGAGGCGTTCTGCACCTCGATGAAGAAGCGGTCCTTGCCGAAGATGTCGAGGTATTCGCCCGCGATGCGGCGGGCCTGCGGCACGTGCCCGGCCAGGACCGCGGCAGCCACCTCGCCCTTGAGGCACGCCGTCGTGCAGATGAGCCCCTTGTTGAGCTCCGCAAGCAGCTCGCGGTCGATGCGCGGGCGGTAGTAGAAGCCTTCCAGGTACGCCCGGCTGGAGAGCTTCATCAGGTTGCCCCAGCCCTCCTCGTTCATGGCCAGCAGGACCAGGTGATAGGCGGCCGTCTCGATGCGGCCCATCGACTTGTCCCGGCGGGTGGTGGGCGAGATGTACGCCTCCAGGCCGAGGATGGGCTTGATGCCCGCGACCTTGGCGGCCGAGTAAAACTCCATCGCGCCGAAGAGGTTCCCGTGGTCGGTGACGGCCAGCGCGGGCATGCCCATTTCGTGGGCGGCGGAGGCGAGGTCGTCGAGCTGCGCGCAGCCGTCGAGAAGCGAGTAGTGCGAGTGAACGTGAAGGTGGACAAATCCATCCATGACCGCTTCCGTCTCCGTTAAGGCAACGCCAATATACCAAGTGCGCCGAAGGCGAGAAAGGACATAGGCGCGTGGCGAGGGCAGCTTGCCCGTACGGGTCTCGCCCTTGCGTACCGTGGGCAGCTTGCCCGTACGGATCCCGCCCGCGTTCTTCTTCTTTTTCTTTCATTCTTCCTTTTCTGAAAGAAATATCCCAATTCGCTACAATCGCCGCCCATGAGGACCGCTGTTGCGATCTTTGCGCTGGCCTCCCTCGCCGGGTGCGGCGGGGACCTGTCGGGGCTTTCGTCGGTCGAGCCGGCGCCGGCCGTGTCCGAGCGGGCGCTCGCCGGCGGGACGGATGTCACCTTCCTCGTCGCCGCCGATTCGCACCTGGGGGTCGAAGGCATCGAGGCCCTCAACCGCGTCCAGATCGCGGCCATGAATGCCCTGCCGGGGACGCCCTATCCGCCGCAGATCGGCGGCAGCGTGGGCAAGCCGCTGGGCGTGCTCTTCGCCGGCGACCTTACCGAACACGGCTCGGCCGCCGAGTGGCAACTGTTCGAGACGCTCTACGGCCTCTCCGGCAAGGAGGGCCTGCTCAAGTACCCCGTTTTCGAGTGCAGCGGCAACCACGACCGGCCCTTTCTGCACTTGGGGCAGGTGACCGAGAAAGTTCGCCAGAGGCACGGGGCCTTGACCTACTCGTGGGACTGGGGCGACCTGCACGTCGTCTGCCTCGACGTGTACCCCACCGCCGCCAATCTTCGCTGGCTGAGGGGCGACCTGGCGGCCGCAGGGAGGCGGGTGCCCGTCGTCATCTACTTCCACTACTCGATCCTGGGGCCGTTCTCCGACTGGTGGAGCGAGGCGGAGAAGGAGGCCTTTGCCAAGGCCATCGAAGGGTACAACGTCGTGGGCATCTTCCACGGCCACTTCCACGGTTCGTACCACTACCAGTGGAAGGGCCTGGACGTGTTCAACATCGGCTCGCCGAAATGGATCTATCACAGGTTCCTGGCGGTGCACGTGACTGACTCGGCCTTCACGGTGGCCGCCTGGGACTGGGATCGCGGGCGATGGGACTGGAGCGTCGTCAAGGCGATCAACGAAAGAAAGACCCCATGAGCCGGCCGGCGTTCCTCACGGGAACCCAGCGCCGCTAAAACAAACGCGCCCGGGTCGGCCCGGGCGCGTTCGTCACAAAAGATCGATAAGAGCGAGCAGAGGTCCTCGCAAGTCGATCACTCGCGGGGTGGCCGTATTATAACACGAGAAAGTCCCTTTCACTACGGAATCGTTACCGCGTATTCGCGATAGCCGTCGGCGACGGTCCACCTCATGCGGTAGTCGCCCTTGGGCAGCTTGGCCTTGGTGGCGGGGTCGGCGCCGTCCCACGTCAGGATGAAGATGCCCACCAGCCCATCCGTGCCGCCCTCGATCTTGCCCTTGTGCAGGACGAACTTCTTGTCCTTGCCGTCGGCGGAGTAGACGGCCACCTCAAGCTCGTTGTCGATGCGGCTCTTGCACAAGACGATCGACGGCTTGTCGGCCGCCAGGATGTGCGGCATGACGGTCGCCACCGTGAGGCTGAGGCAATTGTTCACGGGCAACTGCTCGACCTTCGCGTCCTTGGCGAACTTGCGGTCCATGCCCGGCGGGGTCTTGAGCGTAACGTTCTCGAAATACGTCTTGCTGATCTGCGCCTCGCCGTCGCTGGAGGGCTTGGCGTAGCGAAGGGCCTCCAGGCCGCGGACGGTCTGGTTGAACTGGTCCAGGGCGGTCCAGAGCGTGCCGGCGCGGCCGTCGGCGGAATAGCGATTGGCGGCCTCCTCCGCCTTCCGCGCCTTGAGCTGCTCCTCGGTGAGCTTGGGCTCGGGCAGGAGGGCGTTGGAGTTGATCCACTTGGGGGCGGCCTCGTCGCCGGCCCACATCACCTTCAGGTTGGTGTTGATGATCCGCTCGATGTCCAGGGGCGTGAAGATGATGCCCGTGTTGTACGCCTCGACGATCTGGCCGATCTCGCCGGCCTGGTAGTTGCGGTACCCGTGGACGTTCATCCAGTGGCGGGTGGTCTTCTTCTCCAGGTTCACGTCCCAGGGGCCGAAGGGCTCCCAGTAGTTCCACACGTAGTAGTCCTTGTCGGCCACGTACTGGAAGCGGCTCCGCATGTGCGCGAAAATCTTCTTCGCCTTGTCGAGGTAGAGCTTCTCGCCGGTGATGCGGAAGAGCTTGAGGCACACCTGGCCCATGTCGTTTTGCTTGTTGAAGGGGAGGGTAAGGCCCTGCGATTCCGACTCGGCTTCGTTGGCCTCGATCCACTTGGTGAGCTGGCTGGGGGCGCAGTAGCGGTTGAACGTGGCGTACGCCCCGTACTCCCCGTCCTCGTGCCAGGTGCCGCGCTTGTCCCACTTCTCGATGAGGTCCTTCTTGGCGATGGCGACGTACTTGCTGGCCGCCTCGCCGTACTTGGCCTGCAAGACGGGATTCTTCTTAACCAGTTCGGAGAACTCGAGCATCCGGTCCATCATGACGGCGTCGCCGACGTGGACGTCGATCCACAGGTTGGGGTGGTCTTCCATGGGGCCGACGAAGCCCTTGTAGCCGTCGGGGCCGGCGAGCATCTTGTCCACGCACCAATCGTAGAACTTCACGCCCATGTCCAGCCAGGCCGTGTCGTGCGAGGCCTCGTACGCCTCGACGAACTGGCCCATGCAGTACACGGCCCCCCAGCAGAAGTCCTCGCCGGTGCCGGCGCCGGGGCCTTTGTACTTGGCGTCCTTGACGGCCTCATCGTAGACGGCCTGGGGTTTCGGCAGGGTCAGGTTGGCCCCCTGGGCGAAGGCCTGCCTCGTTGTCCACAGGAGGGCCGCCAGGCAAGCGGCAACGACGAGCAGCGAAATGGGAAGTGTCTTCATGGTTCGCATGGCTCCTTTCTGAAGCTTTGCGGTCTGAACCTTTCCAGGCCGGCAGTCTACTCCACCCCGCAGGCGGCGTCGAGGGGCGAACGGGTGCCCCAGGTTTCCAACCCGCTTGGGGGCCCCAAGGGCCTGTGCGCCGGGCGCCATGCCCTTACCCGTCCGCGGGGAAGGGGCCCGGCGGGACCCTTCCGCCCCATAGGGGCAGGCTCCGGCGCGTAAGGACATGGCCCCTGCGGGCCATCCGTAGGGATGGCACCCACGAACCTGGCCTTGCCATTCCGGCAGTTTGCCCGTTGGCATACCCGCCGTCGCGTGATAGACTTTGCTACGGACATCAAGGCCCCCAGAATCCGATCAGCCCGCCCGCACCGGCAGGCTGCCGCGGGGGAGTAGCTCAGTAGGCTAGAGCAACGCACTTTTAATGCGTAGGTCGAGGGTTCGAGCCCCTCCTCCCTCAGTCCGGCAAGAGCCCGCAGAACGCGGGCTTTTGCCTTGTTTGCAGGGGTATTCTTCGCGAGCGGAGGCCCCGGCGTCAAGCCCGGGTTCTTCGCGCCTGTTATCGCCCGGAAGCACCTGGAAGCCTGTGCGCGCTTGCTCCGGCGCTTGCTCGCCGAAGGTGCCCGTCGCCCTCATCCTCGCCCGTTCCACCGAAGGCTCGTCGGGCAACAGCTTGGGCAACCGCTCCAGCGCGGACCGCTCATCGCCGGCCCCCAGGAACGTGTAGTTGTCGATGGTCAGCATGATGGTGCTGTGCCGCGCGAGTATCTTGGCGACGGCAGGGGCAACCCCGGACCGTGCCAGCCGCGTAATGAACGTGCCCCGCAGGGCGTGGAAGTCGATCACGCGCCCCGATGAATCCAGGTCGCGGAGGAAGTCAGAGCCGAACCGCTCGTAACACTCTTCGGCGGAGGCCGACTCCCTCAGCCAGGAATCCCGTGCCTGCGCCAGGTCCGCCTTGAGCATGTCGGCGGTACGTTCCGGCATTGGGAAGAGCCGCTCCGTCGCCGGCTTGCCGTCGATGAACCTGGCGACGGCCTCAGCGGTATCTCGTCGCATCGGTACAAGGTCGTCGCGCCTGTGCTTGGAGTAGGCCGCCGCCACTTTAACGGAGGCCGTGTCCAGGTCCGCCAGTTCAAAGCTCGCGGGCGTCAAGCTCGCAATCTCCGAAGCCCTCAGTCCCGTCGCCGCCGCGACCAGGTAGACCGTCCCGCGATCAGGGCCGTTCAGTGAGAACGGCACAAGCCGGTAGTCGTCACCGGGCTTGCCGTTGCCTTCCTGCCAAGACCACGCTGGTGCCAGCTTCGCCGCCGCGATCAGCCGCGCGAATTCGTCATCGGATAAGGCCCGGCGCCGGTGCCTCTTGTCGGCCTTGGTGTTCAGTTTCGGCACCTGGGCCAGCGGGTCCGTTCGCATCCGTTCCGTGCGAAAAAGCCATCGCGCGAAGCCCTTGATTGCGGTTAGGGCGTTGTTGATTGCCTCCGGTCCGTGCCCCGCCCGCTTCCGCTCGCCGGCGTAGGCCGACAACTTCCCGGCGTCTAAGTCCGCGATCTTGGCGAATCCGCACGCCGTAAGGACCGCCTGAATATACCGCGTGGTCAACCCGACGTGCTTCTCCGTTACACCTTTCCCGCGCAGATGGGCCACGAAGTCGCCCAGGTGCCCCGCGATCCTGCCTTCGGCGTCCAGTTCCACCAGCGCCACCCGCGCCCGCTCGGCCAGTTTCTCAGCCTTCGGGTCGATCAGGCCCCGCCTCTTCTGCCAAGCGTCATCCTGGAGCTTGTCCCGAAGGGCCTGGGTCGCGTGGAGGTTCACGCATCCCTTGACAACGCGCACCCGCCCCGGTCCAAGGGTAACGCCGATGTAATACTCGCGAGTCTGGCCGACGATGATCTTTCGGCCCGGCTTGTTGTCCCGCGTCTTGGAAACGGGCGCGGTCCGGACCTTGCCTGCCGCGTCGATCCATCGGGCTTGAAAGCTCGGCTTTCCGTCATCGCCGGTGCTCACGATGATCTCCGCGCCTTCGGGGATGTCCGCGTACACTGGCCGTCGGAAGATCGTCGCCATGTTACGCCTTGCCCTTCCTCACGCCCTTGCTGGTCTTCCGCCGGGTCATGCGGGATTCGACACCGAAATGCCGGGCCAGCACGTCCGCATTGTCCAGCCGGAGGGTCTTCCCGTCCCGGAACGCCATCAAGGATTGCCGCAGCACGCCCGTGGCCGTTTCCACGGCCCGAAGCGATCCGCACTCCGCCAGGGCTTGCCTCAGTAGTTCTGTCATCGTCGGCGGTGCCTTTCTCGGCCGCATGTAACTATTTTTACATGGTTCGGGGGCCGTGTCAAACCAAAACCCGGAAATTTTCGCCAGGCCCCGCCGGACAAGGCGGAGGCGGCCTTTTCGATGATACCAAGCTCGCTGAACCGCAACGTTGCGGGGGCAAGGTGGAAGGCGATTTTCAGGCCCCCGCCCTTGCCGTTGCGGCACTTCCCCGGCCAGACGTAGTAACCCACCGTGCACGGAGCCGTCCCGACGGCCGCAGAAACCCGCACGTCCTTGGGCGCGTCCAGCTTCACCAGCCACAGGAGGGTGTGCGAAAACCGCGCGTAGCTCGCCCAGCCGCCCAGTTCGTCTAGGCCGACGGGTATCCAACCGCTCGCCAGGTTTCTTAGCAAATGCAAAGTGCAGGTTCCCTTCGGTCGTCCGTCAGAGTGGCTGGCCCCTCTTTAACTTTCACCTTCGCGCGGGCGCCAAACCGGCTTATCTCATCTTCCATGATCCGGCGCACGGCCTCCGTGGATTCTGCCACTAGCAGTACGCTGTCATGGATCGTCATGAACGAAAGTCCAGGAAGCTCCGCCAGTAGCCGGGGGCAAACGTGGTCAAGGATGATGGTGCTTTCGAGCCGCTGGAGGGCATGGGAAATGACCTTGTAGCCAAATCGCCGCTTTGCTTCGCGGATGGCCGCCAGCAGCGAGGGCCATCTCCTTCCGAAAGCGCGCGTCACCTTCCCGTTCACGTAGGGCTGTCCGAAGAGCACGTCCCGGAACATCGCCTTCTTCGCCTGGTCCCTGTTGATGCCTGCGTCGGCTGCGAGAACGTCGTAGAGCTGGCCCGCCTCGACTACCGCGAGGTAGTTGGCGAGTTCGTCGGGTTGGTACAACATATGAAGCGCTGGTACAACATATAGAGCGTTGGTACCACATAGTGGAAGGGCGACACCCCCTCCCTCCCCGCCTCCTCCCCGCCTCCCTCTCCTGGTGCTCCCTCCGCTCCCGTGCTCCTGCGCCAGAAAAAGGGCCGCCAGAAGGAGGGGCTGCGAGTTCGCCACGTCAACTTCAGCGACTGGCTTGCCATCTAGCCGAAGCAATGGCCGAACGTGGGAAGAGGTCCGGGTTATGAGGGAGTGAACCCGCCGGCCGATGGGGTCCACGATGATGCTGTCATAGTCCCGATTCAGAATGACCTGCCAGACGTAGGCAACGTGCTCTTTAAGGTTCTTTCGCTTGCGCTCTATCTCGGCATGGCTTAGGTTCCGATCCTTCCGCGAGCTCTCGTCCAAGCTGTGGAGGGCGGCCGCAACTGACTCCTCAAGCGGCGGCAGGGAAAGCAGGTACTGCGCGCTGCGCTGGTGGTCCAGCAGCGGCCGGCGCCGGGCGAGGACCACCCGAAGTTCCGGGTCTTCCTCTTCCACCCTGGGCGATTCCCTCCAATCCCCCAGCTTGCGGGCAAGGCGAGGATCTTCGATCATTTCGCGGCGTGGAGGGCCGTCGAAGGCGGGGGCGACGCGGAATCCCGTGGCGAAGTTCCCGACGGAGTAGGGCGCCGTTTCCAAGATACCCTCTTCTTCGACGAATCGACGGAGGGGGCCGAAGTTCCTGGGGTGAATCCACGTCCCCCTCAGAATCCGCGAGTCCAATCGCGTGAACCCGTTTTCGTCTACGTTTTTCATCCACCGATTCGTACAGACGAAGTGGAGGAAGACCCTCGCCTGGTCGAGACTCCAGCCGTGGCCACGAGCGAGGGCCGCGCGGAGCGCGGCACTGTCGGGGACGTAGACGCCGGCGCCGGTCATTCCGTCGCCTCCCAGCCAAGCGCCTTGAACGCAACCCTCCTGCTGGCCTCCAACTGTGCCGCCTCTTCCCGCTCGCGGTCCAACTCCTGATTGAGCTTATCCCGGTCCATCACTCGCTCGATGGCGTCCTTGACGAGCCGCTCCAGGTCGCCCGGGGGCAGGGCCTCCAGCTCGAACACGTCATCGCCGTGGAGGTCTACGAAGCCCCTGTACCGGCTGCTGCGCTTCTTCGCCTTGTTCACCGGCGGCAGGTTGTATTCGCTCACCTGCTCGGCCGTCAGCGCCACCTTCGCGGCCTCTACATTTCCAATGCCGAAGTCGTCGCGCATCGACCGGGGGAACGAAATCGAAATATCCTCACCCTCGGGGTCAAAGTCGCTGGCCAGCAGGATCACCAGCTTGTCCTTGCCGCTGGCGCGGAAGCGCTCGGCCATTGCTGCCCTCGGTGCCAGGGAGCAATACCCGCGCCCCGTGGTTACAGGGATTCCGTAGGCTCCGGCCGCCCTCTTTAGGATGGCATCGACGGTGTTCTTCTCGCCGACGATCTCCACGTGCCAGGGCTGGCTCTGCTGCACGTTCCGGCGGTAGTCGCGGAGGAAGGACGACAGTTGCTCGCGGACGTACGGCCCCATATTGTTGAAAACGAACCACGTCGTCACCGGCCGAGTCGGGTCGTGGATCGCCTCCATCGGAATCTCGCTGGTCAGCCGGGCGCGGGTCAGCAGGTCCGTCAAGTCCTTGTAGCTGGGCGGATCGTTCTTGTAGCGCGATCCCCGTTTGCGGGCATGGCGAAGTGGCGGGTCGTTCAACAACTGGTAGTGAATCGTCCGATCAGACACGGGCCAGTACTTGCGGATGTCCTCCAGGATTTCGAGAACCGCGCTCAACATCGGCCGCTTGGCTTCCGAAATCGCGTGCCGCTTACGCGCCTCGCCCAAGAGAATGCTGCCGGGCAGGAACTTGCTTGCCTGGGCGTCGCGGTGGCGTAGCAGGGCTTGGTACGCGTGGTCCTTGTTGACGAGCACCACGGCCTCGCGCATCTGCTGGTCGCTGCTCTTCACGCGCTGCTCGTTGCACTCGACCAACAGCTTCATAAATGCGTCATGGTTTTCGAGGCTCGATATACCCAGGACGATACAGGGAACTTCCTTTAACCCAGCAAGTCGTGCGGCCGCGTACCGCCGATGGCCGCTAACGATGTACCTGTCCTTCGTGACCAGCAGCGGTTCCTGCACGCCTTGCAGCTCGCGGATGCTGTCGGTGAGGAGCACCACGTCGGGGTCATCGGCGTTCACTGGCCCATACACCTTCTCGTTTTCCGGGGAGGGGAAAATCTCGTAGATGCTGAGAACCCGGACATGTCCGGGTTTCGCCTCCAACTGGGGCAAATCCCCGTCGTCGTTCGCGGTGGCCGTGGTTGGCGCGGTGGTGGTCGTGGTCGTCATTGCCTCGGCTCCGTGCCCGCCAAGCCAGCGAGATACGCCTCCACGTCCCGAAGCCTCCACCGAACAGTCTTTGATGCCAAGCGAAGGGGGCGCGGGAAGCCCCCGCAAGGCATGCCCGCGTCGGCCTGTGCCGCCATACGCCAAATCGTGCCAGGATGGATTCTCAGCCGGGCCGATAGTTCCTTGCACGTCAAGAGGTCGATGTTTGTGACGGGGCCGGAGGCTTCACTTTGCATTTTGCACCTCTATGCGATCTTGGGGTGCAAGTTCCCAATCCCGATGAAGCAATGCCCATGAGGCCCGCTTCACGTCCATCGGCGTCCATAGAAACTGGCCGCCAGGCCCACGTTGTGGAGCCGGACAACGGCCTTCCCATAGCGCCCGAGATAATGCCCCAACTCTCATTTCGAGAAATCCCGCCACTTGCCGTGTGCCATACAACATTGCCATTCTCCCGCAAACCGGTATTGCTGATTTGCCTGTGTCCAAAAAAAGGGGAGGTATTCGCCATTCGACTTCCACTGTTGTTTGTCTGCTTTGTACCGGGCCATTTAGTATTATTTTGATACTATTTGACCCAGCCTAAGTACTGGCGCAAAACGGTGTAGAGAAAATGCGCGGTCTCTGCCGCTTTGCTTCTCGAGTTCGAGTTCGAGTTCGAGTTCGAGTTCGAGTTCGAGTTCGAGTTCGAGTTCGAGTTCGGGTTTGAGTTCGGGTTTGAGTTCGGGTTTGAGTGAGGTAGGAACTACCGCCTGCTACTGACTACTGATGGGCAGTTAACCCTTACTGACCTGGGCTTGTTCCTCTTCAAAGATTCTGCATTGTCAGCTGGGCGATCTCCGAAACCGCTATAACCTAAGGTTCTGTATCTGGCTTGATCCACTAACTTCCGCGGGGCCCGCAGGCAAAGTCTTTCGCGAGCCCGGAGCCACGGCTCATCGAACTCATCGAAAAAACTCACACGGCTTCCGCCGAGTTACCTCGCCAGCCACACCGAGGCGAACTACCCCAACACACGCCATCGGTCGCAGCCAGCCGCAGCGCTGCCGAACTCACACGAACTTCGCGGTCGGCGGCCAATGAGGTGAACAACCCAACAAACATCTCAGAAGCCCTTCAGCCTTGCACAATACATTATAGTAACACTACCTGTTGTGGCCGCAAACGAATTCTTGACAAAATGTTGCGCCTACCGTAAGTTCATTGTTATCTTTCAGTTGGCACTTTCCCGCCCCTAAATCCAACAGCAGCAGATGCTAACACAAACCTAACACCTAAGCCTGTTCCGCGCACGGCCGGGGGACCAACGCGCCCACGCCGAAAACAAGGCCAGCCCGCCCAGCGCAAGAGGTCAGCGCTCGACGTGGCTGAGGGTTTGGGCGAGGACCGCTCCGTGCTTCGGGAAGCCTTCTGGCGACGGTTCCGAGCGGCGTAGCGCCATCCCGCCGACGAGCCCCCTGAGGCGTGGTCAGGGGGGCCTCGTGGGAATCATCCCGCTTGAGAACGGCGCAGATGCTCCAAACCCTTTTCGGATACGACCCACACCCCACGTGAGGAATCGGACTTCAGCAAACCATTGCGAACCATGGAATAGCGAGCGAATTGCGACGTGTTCTCCCAACGAGGCTGCCCCGTGCTTGGCAGCGGCTCGCGATCATCCTGGGACAATACCCCGCCCATGATCTCCCCCACTCGTCGGACCACATCCGCAGTCCTGCCAGACCCTCCCAGTCCATCAAGAGCCTGGAGGATCGGCAGGTAGAAGGCCGTCTCGGGTGTGCGCAGTCCTCGCCTGAGCTTCCGTCTTCGCTCACCCGGTTCGTAAGTCTCCGCGACGGCTGGGGGCGGGACCTCCACGGGCACCGGCAAGCCGAGCGTATCGAATGCGGTCTTCGCATGGCTGTACGCCGCCGCCCGGTCGCCGCACTCGCGTCCGTAGGCCCGGTACAGGTCGCGCCAGAGGGTCCGAAGGTAGACTTCGTAGCCTTTGACCGCCTTGAAGAGGTGGATCATCTCCTCCGGCAGGTCTAGCGCCCGAGCGCCTCGGGCGTGTGCGTGAACGATGAACATCCCTTCAGTCTCATTGCGCACGTCATGGCGGAAGCCGAAGTGAGATTCGACCACATAACAGCCGTCGGCCAGTTGCCGAACGGCAATTTCCTCTTCCGGCAGTTCGACCGTGCGGACCGGTCCGATGTCGCCGTTGAGAAAGCCCTTCGGGAACGCCTGGGGACCGTCCGGCAAGACCGATGCGATGACCGGATCATCCACCTCGTCCGTCTGGCCCGTCAATGCCGCCCGGACGATCTGGAGAACCTTCTGCTTGGCGGCGATGGGCAAGTAGCCCCAAGCCTCGGACACGAAGGCCAGGTCCGGCGGCATCGTCTGCGGGACTTTCAACGCGGCTTCGGTGACAGCCGCGTACATCCCGTCCCCCAGGCGAACGAAGCGAGCGAGCTTGCCGCGGTGCATGATCTCCTGGTTGATGTCCCGGTTGATGGTGATCTCAGGCGTCTTGCCGTTGGTGAGCCAGAGCTTGGACTCAACAACTCGACGGGCGATCTCCATGTAATGCAGAGGTTCAGCCGCTTCCTGCAAGACCTTGTATGCCGCGTCAACGCAGTTCATCACGTCTCACCCCGTAGCTCATTCCACCCAAGGTAGCCCATGGGATTTGAAGACCTCTTTGGTCTGGTGCTCAGCCATGGGTCGGTGACCACTCTTGCGCTCGTAGGCTTGCAGCAGCGCGTGTCGGAGGTCGCGAAGGTAGTTCTCATAAGCCTTCACCGCCCGGAAAATCTCGATCATCTCCGTTGGTATCGAAACCGTCCGATGGCCGCGGAGGAAGGCGTAGTAAACGAAGTTCCCCTCCGCGGGATTTCGCACGTCGTGGCGGAAGCCGAAGTCCGACTGTACGGCGTGCCCGCCGCCGGGGATCGCCACGACGGAGACCGGCTCGGCTGGCAACTCTAGCTTCACCGCCTTCTTGCCGCCCAGGAACTCGCCAGGGAAGTCTTTCGGGCCTTCGGGTAACAACTCCTGGAGTACGGAATCTCCGCTTGGCTTCTTGTCCGTGCCGGCTTTCTCGGCCTGCTGGACCCAGCCTGGCCGGGCTTCGGGGAAAAGGACCGGCTGCGACTTCGCTGTCCCGCCCAACTGCCGAGCCTGCGTCTCCAAGATGCCGATGAACTCGGGCAACTTGTCCCAGGCGAAGCGGACGCCTTTCTTCGTCGGGCCGGTGTAGTTCTCGGCGTCCACGTACTCACGAACGTCCACGCTAGGCAGGGACTTGAGGTCGTCAGGTGGAATCACGCTGACAATGATGTCGGTATCGCCGCCCTTGTGGACCTTGGCGAACTGCTTGTTCTCCGCGCCCGGCACTTCCGCCCTGAGGCGGGTGAGAACTTCGATGACCGACATCAGCACGTCGCCGCCCATGACCAAGCCGGCCTTTGTCGGCCCTTCGTACTTCGCACCAGAGACGAACTTGCGAACGTGGGCAAGCATCCGTCCCTTCCACGGCCGAACCGAGAAGACCAAGCTCGTGGAACGAGTCAGTTGAATCGACCCGACTACGTTGTCTGCTTCATCAGCCATAATGCTCGCCCCGTCACTCCTTGCCCAAATCTATGGGTCCTGCTGCGCCCGCAGGGGCATCGCGACCATCACGCCGGCCGCCATAGATGATGACATCGGTGCGCATTCGCTCTAGCGTTCGCGTCAGGTCTTCCATGTCCTGAAACCCGACGTTCCGCAGATGCGCTACCTGATTCCGCAATCGTCGTACCCTCGCTACGCCTTCCCGCCAGTTGTCGATCAAGTCTTGTGGCTCTGACGCGGATCTGAATCGCGGTTCCTTTCTTTGCTTCTTGGCGGAGTCGTCATTAAGTCGCGGGAATACGTCATCCTTCAGCCAGAGGACGAGTTGACCAAGCTGGTCAACGGTCAGGTAGTCGATGCACTGGATGTGCGGCGAGCCGTCGCCAGAAACGCCGTCCTGCCGCATCATGTGCATTGCCGTCTCCCACACGGAGTGGGCCTTCTTAAACACATCGCGCTGCTCGGATATGATCTTGACAAGATTCTGCCGGGCTTCCTCAGTACAGCTCTCTCGTGACCATTTCATAATTGCCCGATTCAGGTCTTCGTCAATTACCTCGCCCGGTTGCTGCATCGTCTCAAGGCGTGTTTTCGCAACATCCGCGCCGATCCGCGCGAACACGGACGCGAGCACCTGCCGCAGCATCGTCTCGGTGTCCTGGAGCAGCGCCGCGGCGCGCTCGTTCGCGGCGCGGCGGAAGAGCAACTCGGGCTGGACCGACTCGTCGAGCAGGAATCGCACGACCAGGTTGCGAAGCTGGTAGAAGCCGGGAAGCAGGTTGGGGATGATGAAACCGTCGAGGCAGAGCCTGCGCAGGCCGTCATCGACCTCCTCGATCAACTCGGCTCGCAGGCATTGCGGCTTGCCGCCAAAGCGGATCAGCGCAAGGGTTGTCTCGCAACTCGACGGCAAGGCGCTCAGGCGAGTGCGGTAGGCGTCAACCGTATCGTCGTCCTTGAGCCATTCCTGTACGCGGTCCCACACGCTTTCGTCGTAGAGCCGGTCGCTCCAGTCGCCGTGCAGGTAGTCGGTAGCGCTCTTGGCCAGCGCAAGGTCCGTTCCGCACAGGTCGAGCATGAGGTACAGCACCGCATCACCCCAACGGCAACCTCGTTCGCCGGCGATGGCGACGTAAACGGCCAACAGATCGTCCCGAGTCAACATCGGGAACGAAACGTGAGCGCTCGGCACTGAGCAGAGCTTCACGCCGAGTTGCCGGTCGGCACTCCGAACGTCCAAGTTGCCGCACCAGAGGCATAGGTCCCCGGTCGTGGTTACGCTCTCTGTTGTCGATGCCAGGAGCCTCCGGTAGTCCTCGGGGGCGAGCCGGCCGGTATGGTCCAGGACGACCACCTGTCGGGCAGTGCCAACGGTTCGCGCCGCGGCGAGTTCGCGCGACAATTCCGTCATGCCCTTGGTCTGGGCATCAAAGCGGTGGATCGCGAAGCCGCCGCCGACGAGCTTGGCTACCAGGTCAGCCACGAACGTCGTCATGCCGCAACCGGGGCTGCCGACCAGCGCCGTGTGATGGCCCTGCCGGAGGTGATCGAGCACCCGCTCACTGACGCGATCGAGGGATGAGATGTGAACAGCGGTGCCCATTCATCCCTCCACGGTGGTTAGGTGGAAACGGTCGAAAGCCGATTGGGTGAGCCGCGCCGCGGTGCGTGTGTCCAGCGTTCGGCGGTAGTAGGCGTCGTAGAGCTGCTTGCGGAGTTCGCGCAGGTAGTTCTCGTAGTTGGCGACGGTTCGGGTGATTTCGACGGTCTGGTTGGGAAGCTCGGCCGTGCGATGGCCGTTCCGCTGGGCGTAGAGTAAGAACTTGCCCTCAGCGGGGGTTTTCACGTTGCGGCTGTACGTCCCGTCGGCGGTGTGAACGCCGAGTAACAGCGGGCTGTTGTCGAAACTCAACGGCGCTTCGGGCAGGTCGATGGCCGTCTTGTTTCCGCCGGCGGCGGCGCCTGAGAAGAAGTCATCGGGAAAGCGCCGGGGACCGTCGGGCAGAATCTCGTCAAGGACTTCCTCGGCCGCCTTCTTCTCGGCCTTCCCGCCCCGCGTCTTGGTCTTTCGGGCCTTGCTCCGCATCTGGCCCAACTGAACCCTCTCGCGGACCAACTCGCACAGGCCCTCGTAGACCGCCTTCAGGTACTTCTTCGGGTCTAGGCCAACGGCTTTCAGGACTGCCGTATCCAGTGCCACGCGATCCGCTTTGGCGATCTCATGGCCCACAGATTCAATCGGCCGGGCAACCAGTTTATGAAAGGCATCCAGGACTCGCTTCGCGTCCGCATTCGAGAACTTGCGGACATCTGGGACCACGAGGTGGTCACGAAGATCATCGTAATCGACCTCCAGCACGCCGTCACCTTTGACTGTGCGCCCGACCAGTTCTGCCGACGCTGCAACGAAGGAACTGTTCAGCACTGCGATCAGCAGCTTCCAAGGAACGCCTTTCTTGGGTAGGACGACATGGAGGCGCTTGTCTGCAATGACAGGCGTTTCCGAGTATTTATGCAAATGCCGGTCCCCCAGCGCGTTCGTAAGGAAGATCCTGGCCTCAGGACTCTCGTTTTCTGGAAGTGCATACCAGCCCGGCTTTCTGTCACGCACCCAGCGCCACTCCGGGTACAGTATTCCATGCTTCCTCTGCGTCTTGCCCCATGCAATGTAGGACAGCGCACCGACCTTCCCTGACTTTCGCAGCGCGTCCTCCGTTTCGCGGCAGACGAAGACCCACAGCGGCAATTCCTTCGGTGATATGCGAATCGTCTTGGTGTCGCCGGGCGACTTCAAGACTGGACGAAGGAACTCTGGCTCAATCCCAAAGCGTTCCGCGTCCTGATGCGATACATGATAGAAGTCATTGAGGTGGGTCTTGCTCCCACGCTTGAAGGTTGCTTGATGGGCCAAGCCGATTGAGACATTCGTTGCTTGCTCGAATGCTCGACGCAAAGGCTCGGGGATGCGCAGGTTTCTGCCCCACTTGACAGTTTTGCCTTCACCCTGCACCTCAGCCAGCATATCGCTCTGGCGCAGGATGCGGATGCGGAAGTCGTCGTTCTCCTCCGTGACCATGCCCAAAGGGTGCGTCTTGGAGTCTTTCCGCCCGGCCTGCTCCACGCGCGTCACCAGAGCGCGCATTCGCTCCCATCTTGGCGCGGCGTCCACAACCGGATCGCCTGGGATCAGTTCCGTCAACGGCCGCTTGACCTTGACGAACTTGGCCAGGTGCTCGTCCCGCTCTTTGGCGTCGTCGCAACGCTCCAGGATCGTCACCACGGTGTTGACCGACGCCTCCGTGAACCAGGGTTCGCAGCGGCTCTCCAGCACGGCCACAATCTTGAAGTGCCGCAGGAAGAACTTCTGGAGTTCATGCCCGTAGTTCACGTCCAGCCAGGCGTTCGATGTTACGATCCCCATTCGCCCGCCAGGTTTGAGGAAACGTGCCGCGTGGAAAAACAGGTGAATGTAGAGGTCAGCGGAGCCGGAAACTCGGTGTTGCACATCCGCCTTATCACATCCTCCGTGTTTACCCTTGGCGATCAGCGTCTGGAAATGCTCCTGCTCCTTGCGGCCCTTGTAGTAGAAGAGCTGTGGGTAGGCGTCAAACCATCCGTCGATGAGTCTCTGCCGCAGGAACTCCAGGTAGCCCGCCTCGTGCTTCTCGATCTGGTCGGCGCTGATGTAGGGGAAGTTCCCCACAATGGCGTCGAACATCGGGATGGCTTCTTCAATCGTCTCCGGGCGCTCCATGTCCATCTTCGGCGGCGGGAACGGGAATCGGTCGCCCGGGTTGATCCTGAAGAAGTCCTTGCAGATGATCCGGGGGAAGTTCCCATGTTCGGCGATCCGCTGCCGGAACAGGTTGATGGTGGCCAGCTCCGCCGGAAACGGAGCAATATCCACGCCCCAGAGCTGCGACAGCAGCGTAGTGTGATCTGTCTGTCCCAGCCATCGCAGCCGGTCGTAGCCACGAATCAACAATGTCCCTGTGCCGCACGTGAAGTCAGCCACCTTGTCGGCCGGCGACCGGACGCAGAAGGCCGTAGTCAGGTCGCACAAGTTCTCCTCGGTGAAATACTGCCCCAGATCATGTCGCTCTTCCGGCGGGATCAGCCGCTCGAACACGATGCCCACAACGTCCTGGGGCAAGGCGGCGAAGTCGCGGGTGCTGAAGTCCTGAATTAGGTCCGCCAGCGTATGGGACGCCTCGGCCGGCCATTGGATGCGGTCGGGCAGTGCCTCATCGAAGACGGCGTGGTAGTCGATCTTGCGGGCTTCGGCGAAAGCGGCGCGGAGCTTCGGCAGAACTTGGGCGGTATCGACGCCCGCGAAGTCGAGCTTGGGAAGGTGCCGGGCCGAGCGGCGCAGGCTCTGATAGAAGAGCATCTTGCCCAGCAGGCGGTAGATGATCTGCCGGGCGATGGACTGGGCGAACTCCGGGTCGGCGGGGTCGCCGGCGATTGCCTGCTTGACGGCCCAGGCGGTGAGTTCATCGCGGAAGATCACGTCGCCGCCGAGCCGGTCATGCAGGGAGCGTGCGACCATCGGCAGCAAGTGCTGCACGGCGTCGAGCAGCCGGTTGACGAAGTAGGTCGCGTCGATCTCGACGAGTTCCAGGGCCTCGTCCTTCAGCAGTCGCTCCAGGTCGTGGAGGATTTCGTCGCCGCGAGCGAGGACCTTGAGTTGCGTCAGCTCGTCGAGGGGGCCTTGCTCGGCTTTGCCGATTTCGTAGAGGTCCGGGTAGTTGCGGAGCTTCTCCAGCGAGTCGCGTGCGGCTGGCGTGCCGGGCTTGGGCGTGCGCCAGAGGATGGCGTCGCGCAGCGTCCAAGTGACGAAGTAAGGGGCCTTGTGCGCCCGAGCGCGGCGGGCGACGAATTCCAGGAGGGCCGTGTCGTCGGCTGCGTGGGACGGGGCGGTCATCAGGACGACGGCGAGCGGCTCGTCCGATCCGTCGTGCCGGCCGCAAATCAGAACCGTGTACCAAGGCGCGGCCGAAGCTTCGTCGGCGGGCTGGACCTTCTCGGCGCGAAGCGTTGCGTTCGGGTCGGCCGGCAGCTTTTCGACGAACCTTCGGAATAGCTTGGCAACGGTTTCTTGCACGGTTACACCCCAGGCGCGCGCTTGAGGAACTTCACGTAGGCCAGCGTCCCCATGCGGTCCACCGTGAAGCGAACAAAGTTCGGGTCCTGCTTCTGAAGCTCTTGGAGCCACTTCAGAGTGCGGCTCAGTTCGAGGATGCGCTTCTGCTCGGTGAGCAGGCGGGCGCCGGCCAACAGGCCGACATCGGTTATGGGCGTGTAGCCGAGGGAACTCTTGAGGGCCTCGCCGGCTCGGGCTAGAGCCTCAGTCGCTTCGCTTTCGCTGGCGAGCTGGGCATCGATGCCGCGACAGGCGGCAAACGCGGTGAAGAAGCCTTCCTGGAGTAACTTGTCGCTATCGGCGAACTTACCGCTATGCTCGACCAGGGCGTGCGCGGCCTTAGTTGTCTGGTAGGCGTATTTCTCCCTGGATGGCTTGGAGAGCAGGCCGAGGTCGCAGTACGGCTCCAGACGCACGCGGATCGCTTCCTCGCGCGCGCCGCTGCCGGTGTAGGGCTTGCCTTTCCACTTGGCTACGTTGACAGCGATCTTTCCGAGCATGGAAAGCCGTTCCCTTTCCGCCGCGGGCAAGCTTCTCTTACCATGAGTGGCCACGACCTCGCGAAGAATGTCGGGCAAGAAGTCGCCAGCGAACCGCTCATCGAAGGTTTTCTCGGCCTGCTTGACGAGCGACCGCAGCAGCGGCAAGGACACCTCTGCGTCGTTGTCCAACAGGCAGTAGAGCAGCACGGCGGCTTGGTTGTCGTTGATCTTCAGCGGATTGTGTCCCCGATCTCGTTCGCCAAAGGCTGCGATCTCCTCCTTCGGCGTAACCGCAAGGAGCACCAGACTCCGCGTCAGGGCCGAATACGTGCCCTTCTTGACGATTTCCAGGGACGTGCCGAGGTAAGGATATTTCCTCCAGTCGTCTTGGACGAGCTTGCCGGTGCTGGACGGCAAGGACCTGTCGGAGAGATAAACATCCTGGAGTTCCACGCCGGCAGGCCCGGCGTTATCCATGATGGTCTTGCGGAGTTCCCTGTACGCGCCATCTGTGAGGCGCGTCTTGGCGTACTCCTTGAGGTCTTCATCGAAAGGCGGGGAGAGTCGGACGCGCTGCGTGAGTCGCGTAATCAATCGCTTGCCGAGAGTTTCGAGATTGCTGGTCTCATTCTCATTGACGATCGCAGCGAGGGCCTTGAGATAGCCCAATCGCTGCATCGTGCGGTTGGCGGAGTCTAGAACCCTGATTCGGCCGGCCATCAAAAGCCTCCATGCACGCTGATCCGTGGCCTGACATCCATGATGAAGGCCCGGTCGGTTTCCGTGTTGGACACGAGGGCCTGCCCCACGTCGAGGCTGCGGATAATCTGGTCAAAGCTCAGCGTCGAATTGCCGTAAGTGACTTCGTCGGGGAGGTTCGACTTGATGTTCTTTCGGATGTAGTCGATGTCACCCTGGACGGTGAGCTTGTGAACGAGCAGCGTGTCCACCTGTGCCAGGATCCGAGGGTCGATGGCGGTGGGTTGCTGGGTGGCAACCACAAACGATAGGCCGTAGTTGCGGCCTTCGCGGACGTACTTGACGATTACATCCGTGGCCGACGTTCGCCGCTCGGATGGCAAGATGTTCTGGGCTTCGTCGATGGCCACCCATGTCTGCGGCGCGGCCGTGGCCGAGACCTGCTCCAGCGCCTGCCTCTCCTGCGGCGAGAGCTTCTCTATGATCTTGAGGTGTTTTTCGGCCTCGGACGCCTGGATACGAGACGCAATCAGCCGTCGCATCAGCGCGGAGACAACGATCAGCCGGAGTTCATCGGACATCTTGTTCATCACGATGACGCTCATCCGTCCCGGCTTAAGGAAATCCCGAAGCGCGGTGCCCTTGTCCTCAAAGAGCGGGTTGCGATGGTATGTGGTCAACTGTTGAAGGACCGCCCGACGGGTCTCATCGTGATATGTGTCCAATAGCTCTAGGTCACTCTTGACGCAAGCGATCAAGTCGTTGATCGAATACTGGACGCTGGGTTGGTGTCGCCTCTGGCTGTCACTCCATCCCTCCTGCGTAACCTTGATGTACGCATCGTTGAGAAGCTGGCCCATCCGGTCCTGATAGATGTCCAGGCCGAAGAGGTAGCCCCAGTCCTCTGCGGCAAAGTCGGAGCAGTTGATTGTGAACTCCTGATGGTCCGCCGGCGTTCCGGCCGTTCGTGTTCCTTTCGGAATCCAGACGGCCACGTCGAGCGGCTCGGCCTTGATGGACCAGCCGCGACGCACCGCGAACTGCTCTTTGAGAAGCGCCTTCTTGGCATCCTCATGGAGCAGGATGCTCATCCACTGAAACACGCCGAGCGTGTCGAACAGCAGGATCGCGGAGTTGCCAGGGTTTGCGGCGATGCTGGAGTCGGCCTTGGACGTGCATAGCCCTTCCAAGAGCGTGCCCAGGGTGTAGGACTTCCCCGACCCTCGCTTCCCGAACAGAGCTACCACATGAGCCATATCAGTGTCGAACCGCACATCCGTAAGCGGGCCTGCCTCCCCCAGCCGGCCTAGGTAGACCCACGCCTTGCTCTCATAGTTGTGTGTGCCGGCATATCCGGGATTCGACCGGAAGACCCGCGGCTTCGTGGTGAACTTCTTCATGGTCGTTCTCCAGGCGTCAGCCGAAGATAATCGGCGCTATCGCGTTGACGATCTCGTCGTCGATCACCTTCTTCTCCGAATCCCAAGCAGCGATCGCGCACTCGTTGATTGTGCGGATGATGTTGCGTGGCGTGGACTTGATTACGTCTTGACACGCATAGTCGCACATCAAGTCGAAGGCGGCCGCCGTGAACGGGTAGGTGTCCTTGGTGGATGGCAACGTATCCGCCTGAATTCGCCTTTCGGCTTCTTCCTGGATGACCAAGTGGCTGAGCATCTCTCGGACGAACTGTTGGACGTTCGCGGGCGCGGCCAGCGTCTCAAGCTCGATCAGGTTGTGCGCACTTATCCGCGAGATGACATCTTGCCTGACAAGAACACGAGGTGCGTCATCTCGCGTGTCCGCTTTGAAACCAATGACGAAGCCGATTGATGAGTTGGCGTTATCCGCGAGCTTACGGATGTACTGATGCCACGATTCGGCAGCGTCGCCCTCGCGGACGTTCTGAAGCTCTTCCATCTCATCAATAAAGAAGATTAGGCGAACGCCGACAGATATGGCCAAGTTGCCGCACGCTTGAAGAGCATTGACTAGATCGCCGACACCCACCTCTCCCAAACTGCGAGTGACCTTGATCTGCTGTAGTTCTTTTGAGGCGAGCTTCTGACCGCTTAGCCATCTCCATGCGGCAAATGCCTCATCACCGCCACCTCGCAGAAATCCAAAAGCCTGAATCACATTGGGGTCGTCGGTAAGCTGGGACAGAGCCTTCGGAAAATCCTGAGACTTGCTGAAGAGCGAATCTACCCATTGCTGAACCACCTTCATACCAAGCGCTTCCATGTTCTGAAGATGCCACTGCGCAGCGATGGACTTGCTCTGCATCTCGATGTCCAAATGGACCGTGTGCGGTTTTCCCTTACAGGACTGAGGGGGCGTGTGGCTCAGCCAGTACGCAAGGTAGTGGAGCGTCTGGGTCTTACCGCAGCCATACGGTCCATAGACCATCATTTTGGGCACCTGTGGGTCGATGAATGCCCGCTTGATCTGACTTCTCATGCGATCATCAAGCTGGGCGCGGCCGAAGTAGAACCGTGCATCGGACGGGTTGATCTTCGGGTCAATCGTGAAGCTCTCGCGATCCCTCAGACAGAACCAGTTCTTGAATTCCATGACCATTTCCTTTCCGCTGTGATGCGTTGAACGAGTTTGCTTTCCTGGAGAGTCCGAAGCTGCCCATTGGCCCAATAGCTAAGCTCGTGCAAGAGTGTTCGCCCGATCCCTTCGCCGTATAGCATCATCGCCACTTCAATGTTGGCTTGGAACGATGCCGCCGTCAGGTTTCCAGAGCCGAAAAGGGCGAAGGAGTCGGCTTCCCGGCTCGCCATGGCAACGTACACCTTGGCGTGGATCGAAGCGTTGTAACGGACTTCGATCCAGGGGGAGCCAAGAAGAACGGTCATCGCCTCCGCCTGGTACTCCTCGGTCGGTTGGCGCGTCGTGACGTAAGTGCAGATGCGCTCTCGCTCCACCTTGCGCCGCAGGTCCGTTAGCGTGAAGCGGCATCCCGCAAGCGAGGAGATGAAGGGGGATACGATGGAGAGTGACCGCAGGTCCGCGTCGCGAAGGAAAAGGCGCAGCAAAAACTGCTCGACCGGGCGGTCGGTCATCAGCCGGATATGCCGCGTGCTTTCCTGGCCCATCACCATTTCCAGAACGTGCCTCGGTTACTGTGTTGGTTTCCGTGAGCACCGCGAACAAGTCAGCGACTCGGTTCGACTCTCCTTTTCAGCCACTCGTCCACTGCCTCGCGGTGGAACCGCCAGTGCCGGCCGACTTTCTGAGCCGGGAGCCTGCCTTCCTGGGCCAGCTTGTAGAGCGTGGACTTGGAGACCCTCAGATAACCCGACAGCTCAGTGATGGTCATCACGCTGTCTCTCTTCGCGGCCATGACTGCTCCTCGTGGCCCCCGGGGCCTGACAGCTTAGTCCGTCTCTGCGGTAGCCGGAGGCATTTAACAGTTATTCCGCGGTGGTGTCAATAATTCCTAGTCAACCGCGCCAAACTGGCGCCCACGGTTTACGGCAGGGGGCCGCCGTGCTAGATTGCTGCGAGGCGGGCGGTTTCCCCACGAGGCCCGCAGCCAGGCTCGGAACGCCAGCAGCCGAAGGACGAAGGATTGTCGGGTCAGTATGCCGCCGCCAGGGGGCACTGGCGGGCATGGGGGTGGGGGCACTCTCGGCCGTCCACCTTGCACGTCTTGGGCTTGTGACAGCCGCACCATTTCACCATCGGGCAGAGGGGCACGAGGACCGGGGCGGGCCTTCCCAGCTTCGCCGCCTTGGCGGCCATGATCTCATCGTGAACGGCCTGTAACGGGTTTTCGGCCATGCTCATGCACACCCCAGCAGCGAGACCGTGAGCGTGGAGAAGTGGTCCACCGGCGGATCGACGGTGGTATCGTGCCGGCGGTACTGCACGGTGAAGGTGATCGGGAACGTGCAGGGGTCGAACCCGGCGCGGCCGAATGGGCAGCCGCCTCCAGAGTTGGTGGTGAACATCATCCCGCTGCTGTCGCCGTTCCAGGCGCCCGTCCACCAGATCGGGACATCGACCGTCCCCGTGTTGATGATGCCGGGGAAGCCGGCGGCGAACTCCAGGCCGCAGGCGCCCGCGTCATTGATGGTGAGGCCGATGGAGTAGACGTACACGGCGGGCAGGCAGGGCCAGGGGCTGGCCATAAGCCACTCGCAGTCGTTTGCGCCTAGCCTCTGCGACTGGGCGATCACGAACGTCCGAGACAGGGCGGCAAGGTCGCCGTCGAAAGAATACTGCATACGGACGTTGGCACAGTTGCACCCGATGCACGTACAGCAGCACGCCGGGTCCATTGCGATGACGCCCGACGCGGCGAAGAGAATCACGCCGGAAGACTGGAACATGACGGGCATCAACTGCCTCCCGAGCCGCAGATCGTGCCGGTGGTCCACGAGAACCACGCCGAGACATCGCCGATGGAGGTAATCAGGCCGTTGACGACCGTGATCTCCTGGTTTTGAGCTTGGATATCCGTGCCATTCACCCGAAGGCCGACAACCGGATAGAAGGTGCCGGACACCCCGCCCGCGCCGGCCAGGATTGCGGCCAGGCTGTTCCACACCAGGCTGGTGCCCGACGTTTGGAGCAAATCCTTGTCGTTTCCCCGGGGCTTGCGGTCCCACTGCGGAGTCCCGTTGCCGTAGACCAGATCGCCCGCGACAGGCGCGACGGCCGCCGTGTCGCTGTGGACCGTCCCGTCCAGCAGCGGGTTGGGCTGGGCCGGCCCACGGTCGCTGAACACGTAGGCCGTGCCCGCACTCCACCCGTGGATCGTCGGCGCACCCTCCCGCAAAGCCATCTCGGTCACGAGTACAAACGTACCGGGTTTGAGGTGGTGCGTGCCGGTGGGAAGCTCCGCGAGGTTCGTCGCCAGTCCCCAGTAGTAGTCGGCGGTGTTTTCGTAGAACTGGTACTCGTGCAAGGGGATTGTGGTGTCGCCGATGGTCTGTGCGCGGACCCAGTATCGCTGGTCGGTGGTGTCCGCTTCTCCATTGGGGCCGGTCGCGTGAATCATGGCGACGAAGGTCCGCAGCCGCGTGGTCGTCAGTCGGACCACTCCCCACATGGGGCCGGCGCCGGCCTGCCGCCAGAGAATCTGCGCCGAGCCGGTGGGGCCGGTCTGGAGGCATGAGGTGAGGCCGTCCGAGACTTCCGCCCACTCGTCGCCGGGGCTTATCACGTTCAGGCGGACGGGCACCACGCCGGAGACGGCCGCCGTGCCGATGGCCCCGTCGCCGAGGGGCTCCAACAGGATGCCGTAGTAGCCCTCATAGCCGGCGAGGGTCGGCACCACGGCATGGAAGCCGACGAAGGACTGGAACGCGGCCAGGGCGTCGTCCCCCAGCGTCGGATCGAAGATCGGCGCGTCCAGGCCGACCACAGAGAACCGGGGGAGCGATCCGCCCGTCATGTTCTTGACGGAGACCACCGCCAGGTCGCTGTACGCCGATCGTTCCTGGAGGTCCGGCTGGAGGGCGCCCGTTCGGTGCTCGCGGGCCACTTCGATGATCGCGCCGGCCAGCTCCGCCGGCATTCGCCAGTTGTCGCCGGAGTGGGGCTTGCTGGTATTGAATGGGCCGGGCATGGCTACTGGACTCCCAGGGAGGTGAGGGGGCCAAAGTCGATCAGGTCAACTACTCGCTCCACGTTCGCCTGGATCGGCACCACGGTCATCGTGGTGGAGGTCTCCTTCTCCTGGTAGGACACCCACAGCAGCTCGAAGCCCCCGATCCGGGGAACGCTGATCTGATTGGCGCCGGTGCCGATCTTCACGTCGAACAGCGTCTTGTTGTCCTCGAACTTGAATACGACATCGGTGCGGTCCAGCCCCTCGACCGCCTTGCCGGTGGCGCCCATGAAGCGAAGCTCGCCCATCTGATAGGTGTCCGCCTGGCCGTTCAACGTGATCGTGAAGGGGTTCAAATTGGCCAGGCTCACCATCGCCTTGAGTTGCGCGCGCATCCCCGGGGTAATCAGGCTCGTGGGCACCGTCTTGGACAGAGAGAACGATTCGTGGGACACCACGATATCGGTCCCCTCGACCGACAGGTGCTGGCCGTTCTTCTTGACACGGATGGCCCCGCCGAAGTCGATGGGCTGCTTGCCGGCCGGCACGCACTGGTACTCGGTGAAGAGACTCTGCGTGATATGCCGCCGCTCGCCGCTGATGTCGAAGTCGATGGCCTGGAGCTTCGCCTGTGTGGCCGGGTCCACCATTGCCGGCGGGGTGAAGGCCCGGCGGGAGTACGTCGCCGTCACGACCCATCGGCCGAAGTCGGGGCCGCTGTCAGGGTCGGCGTTGATGTAATCCGGCTTGAGCGCGACCGCCACAAGGGGCTTGCCGTCGAAGCTGAGCACGTCCCATTCCACCAGGGCGGCCTCGGCGTTGCTGCGGGCCAGCGATTCGTCGGAGGTGCCCTCCAGGATGAAGTGCAGTTCTGCCGACTCGCCGCCCACGGGGCGGGACGTGCGGACCTCATACGCCCAGATTCCCTGGCGCGGGGTGCCGTACTCCAGTTGGTTCGTGTTCAGCATAAACACACCTAACAGAAGGCACTTGGTTCTAGGCACTTGTCATTAGGCGAAAGAGGCAAGAATGGCCGCCTTCCTGCTGTTTCTGCCTAGTGCCTATTGCCAAGTGCCAAGTGCCTTTCTCCTACGGCAGCCCGCCTCGCGTGTTGGCCTCGATCTGGCCCAGCAGCGAAACCGTGATCGAATACCCGTTCATGTACTGGGCGCCTTGCCCGCCGAGGTGGGCTTCGCCGGGGACAAGCTCCATCGAGCCGGCCTCCCGTTCCTTGCGGGCGATCTCGCCCCACTTGTTCATGTTGGTCCGCAGGTCGGCAAGATCGGCCATTTCCTTCTTGCTGGGCGTATCCCAATCCCAACTGTTGTTGGCCTGGACTTCGGCGCTCCGCTTGTCCAGCTCCGCGCGGGCCTCGCGGTACTTGTCCTCGGCCAGCTTCGCACGAGCTTCCCCGTGCTCGGTGCTGCGGTACTCCCTCATGCTCTTGCCGAGCTGGTCGCTGGCGGTGCTCAGCTCGATCATCTTCCTGGAGGCTTCCGCGACCATTTCCTTGTGATGGGAATAGGCGTAGGTGACGGCCGCCAGGCCAATCGCCAGGCCCCCGGCCGCGACACCGCCGGCCACGCCCGACAGACCTAACCCGTGCATGAGGTGCTCGGCGCCCATCGCCGCGCTGCCGACGTGGCCGATGATGGGGATATGCTCACCGCCAAGGGCCGCCATGTGGGAGAGGCCCCGGAGCCCACGCCCGGCTCCCCGAAGGGTAATGCCCTCTTCTTCCGTGCGGCCGCTGGCCATGTTCACGAACGTCCGCCGGACCTCCCGCTGGCGGGCCTTCAAGCCGTCGATCATTAACTTGGCGCCGGTAGCCTCCTCGACGTTGCCCGCCTTGGACGCCGATCGCATCTGGTCCTGGGCGGTCTTGATGGCCTTGGCCAGGGAGAGGATCTCCGCCTTGGCCCGCTCGACCCCCGCCTGGAGCTGCGCATCATTGATGCCCAGTTCGACCTGGGCGCCGGAGGCTTGGATACTGGCTACGTCGCCGCTCATTGTGCCCGTCTCTTCCTGCCGGTCATCGCCTCGATCAAACGCGGGAGCGTGTGGCTGTTGATCGGCATTCCCTCCCGCTGCCGCCGGCCGTCCCGAGCCGCGTAGGGGTCCAGGTCCGCCCCCCGCAGCCAGCGGACCCGCTCGTCAGAACGGTTCACGTTCAAGACCGTGGCCAGGACTTCGGCCGTGAACTTCCAACCGGCCCGGTCCCGCCCCTCCGCCATCAGAACCAGCTCGCGGTAGGTCAGGGGGCCGGGGGCGATGCCGACAACGCCGGCGAGCCGGTAGATTCGCTCCCAGAACCGGACCCGGGGGCGCTGAGGTTGATCTTGCTTTGGACTTCCAGGGCCAGCGCGATCAGCCCGCCCACTGAGGGCAGGCAAGGCCGGAAAAAATCGTCAAGCTCCGGCCAGAACGCAGCGGCGGCCCTTGCCATAGCCGGGCCGTCCAGTGCGTCCAGGAAGGCGTCCTCAGTCACCTTGTTCGCGTCCGCCTGGGGCTTCACGATGGCGAAGAGGATGCTGCCCAGCGTGGCCATGTCGTCGAGCTTCTTGGCCAGGGCGGAATCCTCGATGAGCTGGCCAAGGTCCAGCTTCGTCACGTCACGGATGCGCTTGAGCGTCGAGACGGTGATCGCCACGTCCCACTGCTTGTCGAATCGGTCCTTAAAACTCCGCATGTCACTTCTCCAGGAGCTACGCCGCGTCGTACAGGGCGGCCAGGTTGAACGTACCGGACTCGGCCTCGCCGTTGCCCACCGACACCGTGGCGACGATGTGGCCCGCCAGCGGGTTGGTCACTCCGCTGTTCTTCACCCAAAACCACGGCTCGCCCTGCGGGGTGCCGCCGGCGAGCTTGAGCCGCAGGAGCAGCGTCGGCGTCGCATCGTAGAAGCCGATGGCTGCGTCGTTCGTGCAGACGGCGCCCATCATCTCCACCAGGTCGCCGTTGAAGGGGGCGACCACGGTGAGGAGGAGGCTGGCGACCACGGCGGCATTGAGGGCCGGGAGCACGTCGCCGATGGCGCTGTTGAACGTGACGGCGTTGCCGGAGACGCCCGTGACGGTCGCGGTGAGGACCGAGCCATTCGCCCAAACGATGCTGAACTTGTTGCCGTTCACCAGCGTCGGCGCGCTCGCCAGCGTGATGATCCCGGCGGTGTCGCTGGTCCGCGTGGTGAGCGTGCCGGCGGCGCCGGCCACGAGCTTGTCGGGGGTGAGCTGGTCGGAAAGCTGGCCTACGGCCGTTCGCAGGAACGTGCCGTTGACCTGGATTCCGCCCAGAGACAGGAACAGTTGCGCAGTTGCTTGCGGCATGGTCTTCTCCTAATTTCAGGCAACCGGCAACGGGCAACAGGCAACAGGTTCCGCACACTGCGTCTGGGCCTCTTCTGTTGCCTGTTGCCTGTTCCCTGTTGCCTTTCTTCGTTACAGTTCGGTCGGGACGCGGCCGTATTCGTCGGTCGGGATCAGGGTGATCGTGGCGACCACCAGGTCGGCCAGCTCTTGCTTGGTCGGGCGGGACTCCACGAGGAAGTCGCCGATGATTCCGTACTTGTTCGCGGCGTCGGTGATCTTCAGCGCGATCGGCTCGTTGTTGTCGTAAGCATCGCAGAAGGCATTCAGGTCCGCGCTGACGGTCCCGTCCTGCGCGCGGAGCCAGGGAATCTCGAACTCGATGCTCACGTCGCGGAGGCCCGTGCGATAGACCTTCATGCCGTTGCTGGAACGCCGGGTGGACTCCTTCTTGTCGCGGGCGTCCGGCATTCGGAGGTTCATCACGTTCGTCACCTCAGCGGCGGGCATGGTGCCGGGGGCGCCCTGGTACAGATGGCATTCGTAGCCGAGGTCAATCCAGTTCTGCGTCGTCATAGCTGTTGCTCCTCTACCTTCCGGTTGCGGCTCGTTCCCAGATGTCCGGCATCTGGTTGGGGTACACGTCCTCAAAGGCCGGCATCATGTAGGGCCTGGGGGCGATTCGTACGATCTTGTCGCCGCGGCGCTCCCGGGGGCCGCCCTTGACCCTCTCATAGACCTGGACCGTCGTGGTCCCGCCGTGCTCCAGAATGCTGGGCACGTCGTCCTGCTTGCCGTTGAGCTTGGCCGGACCGACCACCACGCCGCCCAGTCCGCCCCCGATCTGGGGGCTGAACGCGAAGAAGATGAACTCCCGGAGCATCCCGGTCTGGTTGGTCGGGCCTTCGCCCGGCTGGGAGGTCTGGCGGTCCCGGTCCACGATCCGCCCCTGCGCCCCGCGGCGGACGCGGACGCCGAAGATGGCCAGCGCCCGAGCCGCCAGCGGCCCCAGCGCCCGCTTGACCCAGGCGCGATCCATGAAACCGCCCTTGAACTGGGGCACCTTGATGCTGTAGGAGATTGGGGTCTGCTGGGGCACAGGTTACCTCACCGTCCTGAACGTCAGCACCAGCACCACGGCGACGATCTTCGCCTCGCGGAACAGGTTGGCCCGGTACGCCTCGCCGTTCCGCCAGGCGGAGCCGACGTGTGCGGCCGGCTGGTAGCCTGCGAGCCGCTTGCGGGCGAAGAGGGCCTCCACCTCCTGCGAGAGCGACAGGTAGGCGTCGAACTCGGCATTCGCGTCCGTGACGACCGGCGCGAACAGGCCCACGTGTACGTCGTTGTCATACTCCGACAGGTTCCGCGTGAGAGGCTTGGAGCGGACAGACACCGGCACCACCAGGCACCGGGGCGCGACCAATGCCTCCACGGCGGATTCGGGGTTCTGTGTGCGCACGGCCGTGAGGGGCTGCGAGAGCCCTGCCGCGTTGATGGCGAGGAGCACCGCGTCGGCGATCTGGGATAGTTCCGGGGTCACTGGCTCCTCGCCTTCTCCGCGCCGGCCCCAAGGAAGCACACCTGGACGGCCGGCAGCGCCGTTTCCCTGTCAGGGCCCACCACCGGCAGCCCGATACTCGGGTCCGCCGGGCGAGTCGCCGGTTCCGGCCCGAATCGGTAGATGGTGCAGTCGCTCCGATGCTCGACGGAGCACCCGACCAGAAGGCCCACGATTGAAAGGGCGGCCAGTGCCGTTGCCCACGCCATGATGTTGTGCCCTGTCGTCATACTGTCACCATGCCTCCGGCGGATGCCCTCGCCTTCACCACCTCGTAGCCGGCCGCGCTGTCAATCAGCGTTACCGCGTTGACGGGGGGAACCCAGAGCGACTCGCCGGAATGCGCGAATTGCCCTGTGAGGCTGAACGCCGGCATGGCGTGAACGTCGATGGTGTAGCCGCCCGCCGCCATGCTCAGCGTGATGTTGCGGTAGACTTCGGCCTGCGCGGCGTTGGGCGCGTAGAGGTAGATGCCGAGGCCGGCGCCGGTAATGCTGATGTTTCCGCCGGCGTTGCCGCTGTTGACCTTCCAGCCGGGGGTGATCGAACAGATGTAGAACCCGACGACGCTCACGTCCCCCAGCCAGGTCGCGCGATTGTCCAGGCACATGGCCGTGGTGTCGCCCATGAGGGTAGTGCCGGCCGCGATCACGCAGCCCGTGTCGAGGTAGAGGGTGTGCGAACCCGATAGATCGACCGTGCCCCCGATGATGGTCATATTCGACCAGTGGTAGTCGGCGCTGACGCCCGCCGGCCCCTGGTCCCAGTACACCGTGTCGCCTGTGGCGGGCAGGCCCCCGGCCGTGGCGTAATGAGTGGCCGTCCGGACGCCGGACCCGTTGTCGGTAAACCAGAACGAGTAGTGGGTGCCGTCCGCGCCGTTGTGGCCGGCGTCCGTCCAATCGGCCCGCGAGGAGGGGTTGTAGAAGTGCCAGACGTTACCCATTAGGCACCGCCTTGACCGCCGCGATCAGGTTCCCGATAGCCGCCTGATCCGCCTCCGAAAGCTGATCGAGGATGTTTGCGTTCGCCAGGCTCGCCAGCAGGGACGGGGCGAACGTGGCGGCCAGCTTGGCGACCAGGAACGTCGCCTTGTCGGCCGGCGAGGTCAGTCCCTCGTAGGCCGCCTGGTCCGCGTCCGTGAGCCTGATTGCTGCCTGCACTTGCATGGCCATATCGCACCTTCCTCCATCAGCCGTCGAATGCGGCCCAGTTGATCCCGTCGCCCGTGTGGAGGGTCTTCACGAAGAGTTGGGTCAGGTCCGAGATGTAGAGCACGAGCTTCCCGTCCGTCGGCAGGATCGGGATGCCGGCCGCCGTGTTGCTGGCATTCTCGCGGAGGTAGACGACCTGCGTGTTGAACGGGGTTCCGTCCGCGTTGACCAACGGGCTGATGACCACCTTCTTGACGCCCGTAACGGCCGACATCGCCACGGCGGCGCCTGCGGCAGGAGTCTGCTGGCCGGTAGCCAGCAAGTCGGTGGAGACGCCCGGCAGGTTGGCCGCCTCCACCAGCGCGGCCCCGGTTGCGGTATTGAGGAGGATGTCCGCCGCCCCGGCGGGTGTCTTGTTGTACGTTGCGGTCATGCCGGCACCTTCTTCGTGTGAATCTGGTAGGTCTTCCCGAAGTCGTCACCCCATCGCCAGACCTGCTGGCCGGCGGGCGCCAGCACTTCGTAAATGAGGCTCTGTCCTGCGATGGTCTCCGTGATCTTGTCGCCCCGCTGGGGGACGATCTGCCCAGCGGTGGGCAGCACCAGGTCGGCGACCTGGATGATGTAGTCCCGGCTGGTCTCCTGGACGACCATCCCGGCGCCCGAGTCCACGCCCCAGTCGGTTCCGTCGATGACCGCCCGCACGTTGACCGCATCGGACCCGCGGGCGTAGAGGATCGGGCTGGAGTTATGGGCCTTCTGCTGGTCCATCAACCAGTCCGATCCCCACTGCCCGAGGTTTTGCGGGGCCATGGCCATGGTTTCCTGTCAAACCGTGCTGAGGGCGGCGCCGTCGGCGCTGACCACGCTCCACCGGATGTTGCTGCCGGTGGCCACGGCCTGGAGGCGGACCGCCTGCTGCACCGCGGAGAATGTGATCGTGTTGTTGCCCGTCACGTTGACCGTGGTCGTCACGGTGATGACGCAGTTGCCCACCTTGGTCTTGAAGCTGATGAGAAGCTCCTGGCCGAGGAAGGTGGGGGCCGCGATCGTGCGGGTTTCGGCGCCGGCCGTCACAAGCTCGACGTGCCCGCTGTTGGTGACCGGAATCGCGCCGGAGGCGCCGGGGTCCGCGATGCCGCTACTGAGCGGGCTGAAAGACACCGTGCCCCACGGTTCCAGAACGACGCGGACCGTAGTGTCGGCGTCCGCACAGACCAGCTCGCTCTTGCCCAAGAGCTTGTTGCCGCTGGCGCTGGTCGTGGCGACGTGGTTGGTCGCATCCCAGTAGAACGTGGTGCCGGCAACCTGGCCGCTGCCGCCAGAGGTGCTCTTGGCGATGTCATAGATGCCGCACAGGTGAAGCTGGCCTGTCCCGCCGACCGCGATGTCGAGACGGGCGACGGCGACCAAATCGCCGATGACCAGCACGTCGCCGGCGCTGACCGCGACCGAGGGGGGGCTGTAGTCGATGACCTGCGCCAGTTCGCCTTTGATGAATCGTGCCATCATGTGTGTTTCTCCTTGCCGGGGCGTAGCCCGGCGGCCTGTTACAGGGGGTGGAAGCGGACGCGGACCGTGGCGTCACCGTCCTGCGCGCCCGCGAAAACTGCCTTGCCGATGTACTTGTTCGCCCCTCCGCCGTCGGAGGCCGTGGCGACCACGTTGGTCGCATCCCAATAGAGCTTCGCCCCGCCGGCGATCCCGGTGCCCGGGCCGATGGCCTTGGCGAAGTCCACGAGGCCCTCGACGCATAGACCGTCCATGCGCCCGGCCGAAATAGGCTCGACGGCGACGCCGACCAACTCGCCAACGACAATCACGTCCCCGGCCGCCACGTCGGCGGGGGCGACGTAATCGAGGTATCTGCCGTCGCTGATGTACCGTGCCGTGAAGCCCACGAACGTGCTCCTAAATCAGCAAGGGGGACGGTCGCCGCGGCGACCGCCCGTTCCCTTGCGTTTGTCCTTATCAGGCGGCGCCCTTGCTCATCTGCGCCGCACGGGGCTCGCCCAAGGCGATGCCGAAGTCGATCCAGCCGCGAAATTGAATGCCGAGTTCATCGAAGTTGGCCTCCGCCCGCTCGACAGTCGGCATCTCCTGGCCATTGAGGAACGCGGCCTCAATGGTGTGGAGGGCCGTCGGGTCGGCCAGCAGATACCAGGCCGTGGTGCTGTACCCGGTGTAGGTGGGGTTTTGCAGGTACGGCGTCGAGACGACCGTCCACATGTCCCGGAAGATGTTCTGCTGCGGCAGGCTGGACGGGGCGCCGCTGGTGCTGACCAGGGCGGGGATAAGCTGCTGGCTCTGCATCAACTGCATGGCCGTCGGCTTGAGGTTCGAGGGAACCAGCAGGATCTTCGGCTCGATACCCAGCGGGTTGTTGAACGGGTCGGTCTGCGCCAGGAAGTTGGTGTAGAGCTGCCCCAAGGCCGCGAAGCACAGATTGGTCGTTGCCCCGCTGATGTAGTTGTTGTTGCCGGCGGCGAAGAAGGTCCCGGCCGTGCCGTCCGTCTTCGTGTAGGCGTTGGCCAGCCAGGTGGTCCAGAACTTCTTGTTCACGGCCAGGCCCGCGCCACGGCCGAACCGGCGGGGAAGGTCCGCGAAGGCGCTCAGGTCGTCATTGACGATCTGCTGGCGGCTGAGGCCGAACATCTTCGCGTAGGTGTCCACCTGGATGACGTACTTCTGCTCACCGAGCTGCCCGTGCTTGATCTCGCCATCCGGCCCCAGCGGCTCGAAGGTGAAGTCCTCGGTGAGGCGCAGGCGGTTTTGCGGCTTGAAGTCGTTCGCGGGGCCGCGCTTGGCGATCAGGCTCCACGCGCGATCGACGTTCATGTACCCCTCAAGCAGGAACTTGTTCATCAAGTTCGACAGGATGTTCGGGACGGAGATCGTCGAGAACGCGGCCTTCAACCATTCCCTGCTGATGTCCTTGCCCCACGGAAGGGCGACCCCTTCCATCTGGCAGGCCAGTTCGATCATGCTCCGGGGGCCAATCCCGCGGAAGCGGGTGCTGGCGTCGATGACCTGCTCGGGGAACTTCATCTGGAGCAGCCGGTCCCCGCTGTAGCCCCCGGTCTGAAGCGCGGCCGCCTCAATCACCTGGGCGCTCAACGTGCAGCCGTGGACGTGGACGGCCGGGGCGCCGGCGATCGGGCGGGAAGCCTGGAGCACCTCCAGCTTGGTCTTGTCCTCGCCCCAGCCTTCCTTGACCGCCTGGGCGGCGATCTTCGGATGGTCCTTGGCGAGGGCCTGGACCGTCGCGATCCGGTCCATCTCCGTGCCGGTCTTGGCGCGGAGTTCCGCCACGGGATCGGGCGGGGCCGCGGCGGAGGCGGCAACCGGGGGTGTGGTCGCCTCCGTCTTGGCCGGCGGCGCGGCGGGCGGCTTCTTCGATGCCTCGTACTTGGCGGTGAACTTGGCCGTCTGGTCCGTGTCCAGGTCGGCTGCCGCAAGGTTGTACTCGGCCTGTAGCCACTTCTCGAACTCGTTCATGGGAGTCTTCTCCTGTGCGGCTTTCGCCGCGATTCGTGCGGACGTGGAGGTATCCGCCCCCAGCGCTACGAAACTGATTTCGCCGAGGGTCGATTTGCGTGCGATGGTGACAGGGCCGGCCACGCTCTGGCCGTTGACCAGGCATGTCTTCCCGGCCCCGATGAACTCCGTCTGATCGACTGTCGCCCCAATGGAGGCTTGCCACTCAAAGCCGTTTGCGGCGTGGTCCAGCACCGCCTGGCACGTCGGCGAGCGGCCGGTAACGTCCCCCTCCGCGGCCAGCTTCCCCTGCATGATCGTGACTGTGCTGGTCTGCCCCAGCAGCGAGTCGATGTCCTCCGTGTCGTGGTTGGCGTAGACGGGCAGTTTCGTCGCCGCGACCGACAGGCCCTGCATGTCAACGACGACAGGGTGAGTCCAGCCGTTCAAGCGCATCGGCCCGCCGTTGTACGCCGACAGCGCGAACCGGGGATTCTTCGGCTTCTCGCCGGCCGCCGTCGCCGCGGCTGCCTGGATAGTGAACTGGCCGGGCAGCATCGCCAAGGGCTTTGCGTTTGCAGCCGCCTGCGGCGAGCCTGTCGAACCCGCGCGTAGCTTCCTGCCGTGGCTCATGGTCACAAGTCCTCCGTGTCGTCTGCGCTCGGGTCTTCGTCGGGTGCGACCTTTTTGCCAGTGGGCTTGCCGGCGGGCTGCATCGTCGGGTCCGGCGCCTCTTCGTCGTCTTCCTCGACGGCCACGGGCGCCGCGGGCTGGGCCTGCGCGAGAGAAAGCCCCAGTTCCTTCATCAAGGCGATTTCCTTGGCCCGCTGGCGAAGCTGCTTCTCCCAGTCCTGCCCGTTCCGCGCATACTCCGTGGCGAGCGTGGTCGTGTTGGCCGCCAGGCGGACGGCTTGGGCATTGGCCTCCTTGAGCGGGTCAACATGCTCGTGCCCGTCCCAATGCCACTGGTGCGGCACTTCCCGCAGTGTGCGGGCCTTGAGGGGGAGATAGTCCGAGACGAGAATCGCCTCGTCGAACCAAGCCCGGAAGACCGGATCGAGGACCTTGATTTCGCAATGGGAGCGTTCGACCCGGATGCTCTTGAAGTAGGTCTGGTGGTCCAGCCGGCCGGAAGCGTAGTTGTACCCCGACGAGTTGCCCAGGGCGACGTTCAGGGGCATGTTCAAGCAGCGGGCGATCTCGCAGATGTAGGTGCGGACGACCATATCGAAGGTCGTGGTCGGCTGCTCCGGCTTGATCTGGCCGATATCGTAACCTTCCGGGAGGAACGTCATCATCCGGCGCTCAAGCGCAAGGACATCGAACGGCTCCCCGATGTTCACATCGACATTCGCCCCCGCCTGCGTCTTGGCGACGATGGCGTGGTCGGCCGCCGCCTCCGCTGCATCGAGCACCGCCAGAGTGTACCGGCGAAGCTGGGCGAAGAGCGGAAGGGCCGCCAGAAGCTCCGGCAGGCCGCGGTGCTGGCCCGGCCGATCTGCGCGGAACCAGTGGACCACGTTCGCGGCCGGAACCACGTCATACTCCCACGGCATACCGATAAAGCCCGTGGCGTAGGCCCAGTAGCCCGGATGCACCCGCAGGATGTGGTAGTTGACCGGGTTGCCCCAGTCGTCGTACTGGATGCCGTCCACCGAGGGCACCAGCAGCAGCGAGATGTCCACGAAACGAACCTGATCGGCCTCCGGCAGCTTGAGGTCCATCTTGACGGGGCTGTCCAGGCCCTTGTTGGTGATGAACACGGCGAACGCCTCGCCGTCCTGGGTCTTCGCCTTCTTGAGCGTGCGGAGCTTCTCGGCGAAGCTCGTCGCCCTGCACCACTGGGCAAAGCCGGTCTCGATGGCGTTATTCAGCTCTTCGTCGTCCGTCTGGATTTGGAGCCGTGGGCCTGTGCCGATCACGTCGTTTGCCAGCGTCTCGACCATGCCCCGCGCATACGAGTTGTTGTGGACCTCATACCGGGCTCGGTTGCGGAGGATGTACCGGATATTGGGGTTGGCCGCGGCGTCGGCCGCCAGGCCGTCGGCCATCATCCAGTGCCGGCGGTTGTCCTCGGTGGTGAGGGCGGTATCGAAGCGGGCCGAGATGCGCCCACCGCCCCCGAAGCGCGGCCCCTGGCTGAACAGCGTTCTTTCCACGCCCGCTTGCGGTGAGCCTGCCGAACCGCCCGCCACGGCGTTCATGGCCATTTCAAGCTCGGCGTCACCGGCCATGAGGCGCTCGCGCTCGGGGCTCCGCCGAACGCGGGCGAGCGGGGCCGTCTTGCCCTCGATGTCGGAGTCCGGCCGGCGCGCCGGGGGGTGCTTCTTCACACCAAGGAGGAGCCGGCCCAGGAAGCCCCTGACACCGCCGCGCTCCAGGCTTGCCGCGGCGGAGGGCGGCGACTTGTCCGGCGAAGCCTTGGCCAAGCCGGAAGCCGGACGGATTGTCTCGCGGTTCGCCATCAGTAGACGGTCCCCGGCGCCTGGAGCTTCGCGCTGCGAATGCCGGCGCGCTTCTTCGGGAAAGCCTGATTCGCGGCCAGGTACTTGTCGCTCTCGACCTGCTCGCCCAGCGGGTGCTGGTGGACCTCGCCCGAACGGCCGCGGGCCATGCTGGGGCCTTGTGCGTTCTGCTGGATCGCGCTCTGTACGTCGTCGGGCATTTGCGCCTCGCGTCAGACCCAAAGAAAAAGCCCCACCTCCACACCGTACGGTGAAGGTGGGGCTTTAGCTCGTCTCCGAGGCTCGCGGCCGGCCGGCCGTGTTCCTTGGGCAGTCTTCAGTTTTTTCGGAGCTGGGCTCCGATCTGGCTGTCTATTCTACATCGACACCAAGCCCAGTCAAGAAACAATCTGGCAAAAGAAGGCCGTGAAGTACGCTAATGGTACTTCTTGCGGTTTTGGGGTGTTTTTGCGGCCGGGAGGGCGAGTTGATGTGATTCCGCAGTCTAGTGGCCCCCTCAGAAGACCGAGAAGGACTCACGCGGAATCGTCAGGCGATTGAGGCGGGGGCCATCCTGCGGCGTCACGTCTCCGGGCTCCAGGCCGACTGGTGGGGCTTAAGAAGCCGCCTCACTTGACCCAACGGGCCTTGGGCGTCCCGGTCCCCCCGAGAACAATCGAATCGATGCCGCTGGTGATCCGGAGGTCCTCATGAATGGCCGTGCCGGATGTCAGTGAAAGGCTCTGCGCAACGAGCGCCCCGCACAGTTGGAAGCCCGTCGTCACGTTGATGGGGGCGTTGGGTGAGATCACCACTCCGTACAGGCTGCCTCCGCCCATAAGTGTGACGGGCGTCGTTCCCACGTTGTAGAGGGTCAGGCGGTCCAGGTTCTGCCCGTCCACGACGTTGGCGGCCCCCGTGTTGATGGTGATACCGCCCTGGCAGTACACCTTGAGCGAGGAATTGGGTAGGACCTCCAGGTTGGCGCCCGTGTTGACCGTGAAAGCACCATCCGTCACCACGACCACGTTTCCGCTGATCTTGAGCTTGCCGCCGGTGCCTACGCTGAGGCTGGCCACGTGAAGGCTCTGGCTGAGGGTGTTGGTACTGCCGGTCGCATAGGACACCGCCGCTTGGGTCGCGCCCAGGTTGGGAACGGTAATGGTCGGCATGGGCACAGTCGCCGACATGGTCGTCGTGGTACCGGTGTAGGTGCCGCCCATGCTGATACTCACGGTTTTGGTGACGTCCGTGCCGGGGCCTGCGGCCACCAAACCGTTGAGGTAGGACCACGTTCCGATGGAAACCGCCCCGGCCTGGGTTGAATCCGTCACCACATGCGCATTGGAGCCGGAGTTGCCCGATCCATAGGGGCCCAGGGTGGAATCAAAGGAATCGATCGTGGCCCCGGGGCTCATAGAACTCGGCCTGGGCTCCATGCTGATTGATACGGCGGTGGCCACGATGACCCCGGAACTGATCGTTGAGCCCGAGGGCGTCACGACCGCCTGGGACGCCCAGTTGGCTTCCTTGAAAGTGCCGACGGCCGTCAGCGTCAGCGACTGGGTCGGGTCGGCCGTGAAGCTGCCGTTGCCCACGACGATGCCGCTTCCATTGGGGTCCTGCCCCGCCTGGCCGATGACGGTGAAGACCCCGCCACCGAAGGAGACGTTCTGGCCCCAGGTGCCGGGCGTCTTGGCCGTCTTCCAGTTGGCGTCCGAGCCCACATACGCCAGGGCCATCTCCAGCCCCGACTCGGCGATCATCCGGGCCTGCGTGCGGTTGGAAAGGTTTCGAGCCAACTGAACCGAGACCGCTTGCTGGGCCATGTACCCGCCGCTGAGGACGAACACCATGGCCACGACGGCCAGCACCAGTACCAGGGCGATGCCGCGACGGTTGCTTGCCATGCGCATGTTGGCGGGAACCCAGGGCTTTCGGCACATGTGTCTTCTCGTTTTCTGTCTGAGTTCATCGGTCATTCAGTCCTGTCACTTGACGAACGGCTCCCGGTGGTGCGCCACCGCTTGGCGTGAAGAAAGAATAGAGACGGGCGGGGGTATTCCCCTTGGGCGGATCGTACTGGAGACAGCGAAGGACCCGCTCATCGGCGAAGCCTTAATGGCCTTCATCCCTGTGCTGGCTGCTCGAACGTTACCAGCCGGTGCCCGCAGTTCCGGCAGGCACGCAGGCGCCGAATGCCTCTCATGCGGTCTCGCGTGTAGACGACCCGCCAGTCCCGGCACCCGCACTTGCGGCAGTGCAGCCCGCGCTCGTCCCGGTTCATTTTGTCGCTGAACCGCGTGCGATGAACGCCGTCCTGGGGCGCAGGCGATTCCTCTCGGCCATCATCCTTGCTGAACTTGGTCATGGTCATCTTTCTCCTATAAGTTCCGAGAACCGTGTCCGCTTCACTTCCCGTTTCGGCCTCACCGACATCTCAGCCGTCACACAGCCCTGCATCGACGCCGCCACGGCGCAGCCGACCAGGCAGTCCAGGAAATGGTTGTCCGTCTTGGACGGCCTGGCTTTCCACTCGTGAACCGTGCGCCCCTGGCCTTCAGTGATGACGTAGTATTCCGACTCGGCCACGTGCTCGGCAAATAGGGCGTGGTGCTCCGGGTTCTTGCCGAAGAGAGTCATCGCGCCCCGGTCGCCTGCGGCCGTCGCCAACCGGGCATGTACGAATGTCTTCCACGAGTTCGCGTCAAAGGCGACGTGCCGGAACTCGCTCGACCGCGATACGTTGGGGATGTACCAGTTCGCGCCATGGCGCTCGCCGGGGTGCCGGGTGTAGGCCGCCATCGGCTTGTTGCCTGCCTTGAGGCCCATGCCCTTGGACAGGAGCGCGGCCGGACCGATCTTGATGGCAACAGCGTTGCACACTCCCGGCAGATAGCCCATGTCGATGAGCAGCCGCTCGACGCGCAGGGCGGCGCCGTCGGTCCTCGCCCACGGCCGGGCCAGAAGCTCCGACGCCAGCTTCTCCAGGCCCGACTGGACAGCGCCCTCGACACCGGCCCCACGGAACAGGTCGGCCAGCGTATGGCTGGCGTCCCGCTGGGTGAAGTACAGCCGCTTCTGGTCGGGGAAGGTCCCGTAGTCGATGACGTATCCCGTGAAGTCCTCCTCCCACGCGCAGACGCAGTAGAACAGCAGCTTGTCATGTACGTCGATGAAGGCGGTAATGCGAGTCGCCGCCAGGGGCACCTCACCCCGCGGCCGGCCTGTGATCTTCCCGGCCACTTCGTCGGCGGTGATCCGTCTGTCCTCGTACTGCTCCACGATCGGCTCATTCTGGTACTCGGCGGAGAACATCTCCTCCCCAACCTTCAGCTTCCAGTTTATGGCGTGCTGGATGGCCGATATCTCGGTCTTCTCGAACCGCTCCGGCCAGGCGACAACGGCCCCGGCGTCCATCGCCTCGCGGTGGGCGGCATAGAACTCCGTGGCGGGCACCAGGCCCTTACCCGTTCGCAGCCCCTCGGCCCAGATGCGGGCGTACTCGTCCCAGAGCTTCTCCGCCGTGGGAAAGGCATAGACGAGCTTCGTACATTCGCCCTGCCACTCGGGATGCTTCTGTCGGTCCAGGAGTTGGTCGGCCAGGTCGCCGGCATAGGTCTTGGTGCAGGTGAGCAGCGCAGACATGGACTCGCCCGGCCCGGCCATCGGCAGCACGTCGCCGAGCAGGAGTTGGAGCCTGTCTCGGGTCTGCTTTGCCGACCGGGCGGACTCCCGAGTCTGGGGGTCATCCAGCAGGACCAGAGACGGGCGGATGATGGAGCCGCCGACGCGGGCGTGCTGCTGGCCCTTGATGTTGGCGTCCAGGCTGGTCGCAGTGATGATTGATCCCGAAGACTCGGAACCCTCGACTGTGGGGAACACCAGCTTGTCGGCGCCCCAGATGCAGTAGGTGGGCTTGTTGTCGATGTGCTGGCCAATCTGTCTGCGGGCGTTGTTCTCCAATCTTCGCAGCGGATAGACCGCCTTGGGGAAGTCGGCCTCAAGCAGCGAGTTGTCCATGATGGCCTTGCGTACGGGCGCCAGCAGCTCTATCGCCCGTGCCCGCGAGCCGCCGATAAGACACACAAAGGGGCGATACCCGCCCAGGACGGCCCACAACGCCGCCAGCCTCGCCAGCGTCGTCTTGCCGCTGCCGCGCGGCATGGCGAACGCAAACAGGCCGCCTTCCTTCACCGCCCGCTCGATCTTCTCAATAACGCGGAGGTGATCCTCCGACCAGTGCCGGTAGAGCGCGGGGGCGAAGTAGGTTTCACAGAAGAAGCGGAAGCTTGCCACAGCCTTCTGCCGGCGGGCAGGGTCGGCCACTTCCGGGACCGGGGCGATATTCTGCGCCCGCCGATAGGCTTCGATTTTCCGCGCCAGCGTGGTGTCGTAACTCCTCCGCCTCTTGGCCGGCCCCTCTACCTCCTTCACCAGCCAGCGGATGTAGTCCAAGAGGCGGATGTACCGGCCGTCATGCCATCGCCGACCGGCCCGGTTCATCTGGGATGTAAGCCGACCGCGAGTGAGGCACTCGCCCAGGCTGGTCGAGTTGAGCAGTTGGACAAGCTCGTCCCGACTGAGCTTTTTCGGGTCAAGAGCCATTGGCCTTCGCCTTCTCTTCCTGCTGATTCAGCCAAGCACCGTAGACGATCAAGTCGATCCGCTTGCCCACGCGCGGCAGGCCGCGGCGGATGTGCGCGCGGACGGTCTTGGGGTGTACCTTCAGGAACTTCGCCGCGGCCGCGATCGACAGGGACCGGATATTCAGTTCCTCGCTCATATGCCCTCACTTCCCGGCCAGGGCTTGCCGGCCCGCTGGCGGGCTACGGTGTCCATGTTCATCAGCTTGTCGGTCGGGGTGTACGAAGTGAGATACCGCGTCGGCAACGTGTCCCAGGTGTAGGCCCCAAAGAGGCGGGCAACATCGACGTGGCGTTCCAAGATGGCCGTCCTGTGCGCCATCGACGCGCCGCGGAACTTGGCGGAGGAAGCAAGGCGAGCCACGACCTCGGAGTCGTCCTCGGTGCCCCGCAGCACCAGCGAGTCGAGGATGACGGTGGGTAGGCTCTCCGTGCCCCGGCTCTCGGCCGCCCAGAACCGAGTGCCGCGGTAGAAGATGCCGTGGTACTGGCCGTGCTGCCCTTGGCGCAGGATCTTCACGATCCGGCCGCGATAATTGACAGGGGACATCGGCCAGCAGGCGCAGGGCGTCGCCGGCATGGGCCGGAACGGGGTGGAGTGGACCTCGATACCCCACTGGGCCTCAACCTTTGTGAAGTCCTTGTCCGCGGCGGCCAGGTCTTCCAGGAACTCAAACCAGTCGGCCTCCGTCTCGGTCGGGTAGCCCACGATGTTGTATATCTTCATATGGTTTGGCGCCACGGTGGACGAAGCCATGCCCCGGAAGAAGCCCCGCAACATGTCTCGCGTAATGGGCTTGTTGACCATCCGCCGCAGGCGCTCGGAGAAGCCGTCCAGCCCCACGATCCGCAGTTTGGGCAGGCCCCACGTCTCAGGCTTCTCCAGGTCAAGCTCAAAGATCGTCTTCTCTGCCGACCCGCCCCAAAGGACATCGCCGGCACCGGCCTCGTTCTGTAAGCCCCCGACGTGCCGCCTGTGCCACGTGTACCCGCAGAACATGCACTTCCGCTGGCACCCATAAGCCGATTCCTTCCAGGTCTTGCCGTTGGCCAGGGGGACCGGATGCGGATAGAGCGCCGTCCCGGCATCGAGGATGTACGTCTTGTCCATGCTGAAGTCGGCCGCATGGATGACAGAGGGGTGCTCGTGCCGCTCGCCGGCCAGCGCCGCCCGGACGACGGGCACGACGTACTCCTCCGCCCGGCCCAGGCAGAAGGTATCGCACCACCGCAGGAACGGCCGGACGTTGAGGAGCCCAGCGCCGCCGGCGATGACGGTGGGCCGGGCGGTCTTCGGCCAGCCCAGCCGCTCGCCGATGAAGCTGTACCAGTCGCAGCCGGACGTGATGGATACCAGCACGACCTTGTACCGGCCGGCCGTGGCGGAGGAGCAGTAGTCCACCTCGATCCCCGCTTGCCGTAGGGCGTGGCAGATCATTTCCAGGCCCGGCCATGCGCGGACGTTGTAGCTCTCGACCGCGTAGGCGGGCTTGGCGTACTTACCTTGGACGTAGACGGCGACTTCTGCGCTCATGAGACACCTCCTGTCCGGCCCGGTGTACAAGTGTTGCATCCGCTGCGAGAGGGGATATGATTCGTCCCATGGCAAGGGTGGATCACGACCGAATGAAGAAGCAGTATGGCAACCTGTACTCCCAGGTAGCAGCCATCCTCTTTGAGGCTGATCCTGTCGGGATCAACGTCGGGTTCAACACAGACGAGTACGAGCCCGAGGTATCCACTATCCTGCCCCGCCTGCGGGAATGCTCTTCGGCAGCGGATGTGCAGAGAGTTCTGCTTGAGGAGTTCACGCGTTGGTTCAGTGCAGAGGTGGTGAAGCCGGAGGTCTCGCGGGACCAGTATGCCGGGCCTGCTGCCAAGATATGGGAGCTTTGGCAACAGAGCCCGCTGTCCGGACCCGCCATGTAGGATTCTCTCGTCTTTCTGCATGATTCACCCGATCGGGAACTGGTGCCCGCACTTGGGGCAACGGATGGTTTCGGCGGCATCCCCTGCGTCGGCCGCGCCGTCTTCCAGGCCCGTATCGAACTCGCGCAGGTACTCAGCCAGTTCCTTGTCAATGAAGCCCAGCAGCTTCAGGTCCGCGCCGCCCTCCCGCAGTTCGCCCAACTCGATGGGCAGGAGGTCGATGTCCCACTCGGAGTTTTCCGCGACTCTGTTGTCGGCGATGCGGTAGGCCCGTGCCTGCTCGGGCGTCAGGTCCGCGGCGACGTGGACGGGCACGGTCTTGAGCTTCAGAAGGAGCGCCGCCTTGTACCTGGTGTGGCCGACGACGATCACGCCGTCCTTGTCCACCACGATGGGCTGCCGGAAGCCGAACTCCTGGATGGACTTCGCCACGGCCTCCACGGCCTTGTCATTCCGGCGGGGGTTTCCGGGGTAGGGCTTCACCCGCTCGATGTCCCATTCTTCAATTTTCATGCTTGGCCTCCCGGTGTGCTCGCGGACGTATCTGTGATCTTCACCCACTCAAGCCGCACCTGGCCGCGGACAGGCGGACGACGCTTGCCTGGATTCTCCTCGCACCAGCGACACATCCCGGGCGTCACCTCGCGGCCGAAACCCTTGGCCACGATGGCGCACTCGCTGTAGCCTGGACACCACCGTTTGGCACGCTTGGCCTTGCCGCCGGCCAGGGGCAGGCCGACGATCTTGGTCCCGGCGGGCAGGTAGTACCGACCTGGCCGATCTAATCGTGGTAACTTCATAGTTCACTTGCCTTTATGCCCCCGCGCGTGCGCTGGGGGAGAAAAAAACCCTTTCGGCCCCCGTTCCCGCCACGGCCGCCGTCGCCGGACCGGCCGGTAGGACCCGCGGACGGCCAAGCCGCCTCGCCGCGGTCGATGCCATGGCCCTCACGCCTCGTGGACCGTCGGAGGCGTCCGCGTCGAACCGCGGGCCGCGCAGAAGGCCGGCGGGGGTGCGTGGCGCGTGGTCGCATGGAGTGATCCCCCCTCCGCTCATGGCCGTTGCTCGGCGTCCGGCGACTGGTCCTGAGGATTGTGACGGCGCCGTTCATCGGCCACCCTCCGCTTGGCCGCTGGCCGCCTTGACCATCGCCACGATTCCGGCCCGTAGCGCTTCCGGCAGGATCGTCCACAAGGCGATCACGTCGGCAAGGCGGGGGTCGGCGGAGGGGGCCGAAGCCCCGCGATTCTGCCCCTGGAGGGTTTTGCGCGCTTGCACCGGCGCTTGCTTGGATGCGTCGGCTTGCGGCAAGTCTTGAGAGCTGCACCCTTTGCGATTTCCCGGCAGAGCACTTTTAATGCGTAGGTCGAGGGTTCGAGCCCCTCCTCCCTCAGTCAAGGAAAGCCGCCTCAACGGCGGCTTTCCCCTGGTTCGCGAAGGCCCGCGCGGCCCATTTCCCCATCCGAGCGCCCATCCCAGCCCGGATGGCGGCCGTCCGGGTGGCCGTCCTGTCGTGGTTCCCCAAGACGAGCCTTGGCCCCACCCGCGCCCGCGACACGGCCGGTGCACTCGCTTTTGGGTACGACCTTTCGGAGTACCGCGATCTGCCCGAGAGCGGCGAGCCGCGAGATCGTTTCATCCTGGCCGGGGTCAATCGGATGCGGCCCATCGCGATGACCACGCTGGCGGCTATCCTCGCGCTGATGCCCCTGGCACTGGGATGGGGACAGGGTTCGTCCAGGGAGCGCCCGCTGGCCATCGCCATCATCGCCGGCCTGGCGGCACAATTGCCCCTGGCCCTGGTGGTGCTGCCGGCGCTGCTCCGCATCTTGCGGGTCAAGTAG